GCAATTTCATTTTCCGTTCCCGGCAAACCCTGAATATAAGTCTGGTCCTGTGTGCCTGGTCGGAACTCCCACGCCACCCCACTGAAGTTGCTGGACCCATCCGCATTAATGAGCGGGGTTCCATCGAGAAAAATATTCTGGCCAGTTAGTTCCCCAGCAAATTCGCCTTCGCCTAAGGCGATCAGGATCTTTTCTTTCGCGACGGATTGAAGGTCATCGGGTTGTTCAACAGGCGTTCGTGGGGATGACTGACCACCCTTGTTGCCTGATATCGGTTTCTTTGCCATATCGCGCCCATAAAAAAAGACCGCCTGAGCGGTCTGTTCGGATGACAAAAAGTTATTGCTGGTCTTCGACGTAAATCCCGGCGGAAACAATAGCCCCGCCGATTCGGCGCTTGCCATAAAGTAATGGGACTGGATAACCTTGTGAGGCGGTGTTTGTTGGCTGGCCGAAGGCGTAGGATGGCTGATTATCGGAATCATCCTTGTATGTTAATCCTTGCGCCTGTGGTGAAAGCATTTGAACGACACCCCCCAACGTAACCGCTACACCTGCCTGAAAGACAAAGTTACTTCCGGCGATGGCTGAACCCCACGGGGCAAAGATAGCGATCGCAATGAGTGCAACACCGACGATCGTTTGAAGCAGTCCCGCGCGCTTGCTACCCATAATTACAGGCACAATGCGGATCACATCACCAGAGACCGGTTTTTTCAGGTCATCAAAGCGGATGTTTTTGTTTCCCATAAAAACTGAAAAGGTCAGTCCGCGTTTACGGCTGGAAATCATGTATTTCTCAAATCCGCGAATCGTCGCGGCTAATGCCGGTGCGGCTTCCTGCATTCGTGAAATCATCCGGTGATGAACCTTACCGAATGTTTTTCCCAATACGCCACCCAGCTCGATTCGCGTCATCATTTCTTTCATGGATGATCCCTATTGCTGGTCTTCGATATAGATTCCTGCTGAAATCACCGCCCCACCGATTCGGCGTTGCCCATAAAGCAATGGCACCGGATAACCCTGAGCGGCGGTATTCACAGCGGGTCCAAAGGCATAAGAAGGCGCATTATTGGCATCATCTTTATGCGCCAGACCTGGCGGTTGTGGGGATAACATCTGAATGACGCCACCAATCAGCATCGCGCCGCCGAATTTCGCTATCCCTGCCCCGACCGCTGACGCCGTGCCGCCTGTAAAGTAGCTAATGGCAACACCGACCACCACCAGCACCGCGCCGATGATGGTTTGAAAAAGCCCACTTCGTTTGCTGCCAATGACCACCGGCATGATTTTGATCGTCTCACCAGTGACGGGATAATTCAGCTCTTCAAAGCCCAGATTGGTTTTCCCTCTGAAGACAGAAAATGTCAGGCCGCGCCGTTTACTGGTGATCATGAATGACTCAAACCCTTTAAGGGTTGCGGCAAGAGCGCGACAAGCTTCCTGAGTGCGTGAGATCGAACGATAGTGAACCTTTCCGAACGTTCGACCGAGAACGCCGCCCAGCTCGATTCGTGTCATCACTTCGGTCATATTTCACCCATAAAAAAACCCGCTCAGGGCGGGTTTGCTGTGCTGTTCGACATGAATAGACAGATGAGCGGCGGCTAACCGCCGCTATCAGTCCCTTACCGGTTAAGTTCGTAGCTCAATCCTGCATCGATCTCAATCACTTTCGTTTTGATCCGAAAATCACAGAGTCTGTTCCCTTCCAGCCAGAGAAAGACCAGAAGAGTGAGACAGATAATTGCGGCAATTGCCGCAAGTTTGCTTTGCATTTTTGAGCCTCCAAACATTGCCTTTCGGCGGGTAAGGGGCTAACATCATGGTGTCGAGTCATGAAGTCCGCCCCAGTTGAGTTTAACAATTCGCTGGGGCTTTCTTTTGTCTGCCAATCACCGTGGCTAACGGCAAACAACCGAAAGCACAGCGCCGATATAATACCATTAAAATCAGGCACAAAAAACCAGGACGAAGCGGGTTGCTATATTGTTCATCCTATAATGTAAATAAGCTACTTTGAATAACTTTTCTCTGAGTCTTACTTGTTAAGTTCGCATCTTAATTCTGTGTGAATCTCTACAACTGTCGTTTTGAACCGAAAATCACAAAGTCTGTTCCCTTCCAACAACATAAAAAGGAGAATCGAGATACAGATAATTATGGCAATCTTTACAAATTTGTTTTGCATTTTGAGCCTCCAAACTTTGCCTTCTGGCGGGAATGGGGCTAGCAGTCATTAAAAAAACCCGCAATAGCGGGTTTTACTCTTTTCATGATTTAAGGCTTTGAAATCTGAACCCCATAGCCGTTTTGGTTTTCATAGGGAATCTGACCACCGAGAAGACCCATATTGAGCTTATCGATCGCATACATTTCAGTATGTGTAAGGAAAAAATCAGTGATCTGACTGTTCTCAATGATGCGTGATTCGTGAACCGACTTAGGAATGATGGCGATGTTATGTTGAACATGCCAACGAAGTATCACCTGAGCAACCGTTTTGTTATGGGCTATCGCAATCTCTTTCACCACATCGTTATCGAAAATGTTTCGACCTGTTGATCGGTTGCCATACACATCGACCGCCCCCAATGGCGACCACGCTTGCGTAACAATCCCGTGTTTTGCATGATAATCACGAAGGTCTTTGTGCTGGTAGTATGGATGAAGTTCAACCTGATTCACCGCTGGAACCACGGAACCACGGAACCCACTTCAATGAGACGTTCGATCATTTCTGGTTCAAAGTTACTGACACCAATAGATCCGATGCGACCCTGATTATATAACCCGATCAGCGCATTCCAGGCATCTAACGTCGCTTCCCAGTGCATCGGCATGGGCCAATGAAGAAGATAAAGATCGACGTAATCCAGACCCAACTTTTTCAGTGATGTGCCATAAGCTTCAAACGCTTCATCAAAACCAAAATCAGTCAGCCAAAGCTTTGTGGTTACAAACAATTCTTCGCGCTTGATACCCGATTCTTTGATTGCCTGTCCCACTTCACGTTCATTTTCATAGATCGCGGCGGTATCAATCAGCCGATAACCCTGTTTAATGGCGGCCTTCACTGCCGCCACGGTTTCATTTCGCGGAGACTGGAAAACACCCAGGCCAAAAATTGGCATCTGTTTTCCGTTATTCAGTGTGAGTTTGTGATCAATCGTGTTCATCTAAGATACCTTTAATGAGTTTCGTCAGTAAGTTCGAACCTTACCCATTCAGAATATATCGGTCCCATGAAGAGTGATGAACAATCCAGGCGAAAGCCATAAATATAACGTCTTGAAATTAATATTTATTTTAATAAAGAAAAACCCGCTTTCGCGGGTTCTGTTAGTGAATGTCATTTAATTCAGGTTTTGTCGCAGCGACCGCATATTTCAACTGAGGGAGGACATATTTGATATTAACGATAATGTGTTTCCGTGGGTGATTTGGTGGATAGCGCCAGCTTTGAATGTCATGAATGGCTGTCAGTGAAAAAAATCCCGTCGGTTGTTCGCTTAGCATGTGAACATCTGATGTGGACCCGTCATTGTCGATGTTAAACATGATCGTGGTCTCTCCACCTACATGAACATTCCACGCATGGGAGGGATAATGCAGGGTTCCGGGTTTAGCGTGTCCGGCACATCCGACCAGGCCCAACGCACAAAGCAAATAAAACGGTTTCATCATTATCTTTTCCTTTTTTAAAAAGAAAAAGCATAAAGACGTTTCAGACCTTCGGATCACAAAGTGTGTGATACCGAACGATTTTCATTGTGCGTTCCCGCCAATAACCGCCATAAGGTGTTCTGTTGCTGGGTCTGGCGTATAAGTGATGAAGCAACATATTCCCTTCCAGTAATACCCCAGCATGATTCCACTTTTTACTTTGGATTTGCATGATAACCAGATCACCGGGTTGCGGCTTGCCTGTGAATTCTCTGAAACCGCAATCAAACCAGTTATCACGATAAAGGTCGTCAGAATACCCCTCTTCCCACCACGGATAATTCACGCGGTAATCGGTCAGCTCGATGTTATAGTTTTGCCGGAAGAAGCTCATGACTAAACCCCAGCAATCCCAGAACCCAAGCACAAACGGACGTTCAATTAAAGGCAGTTCCCCGCGCGGATAAATCTCTTTCAGATCCCCCTCCGGCACACTGACGATGATCCACGGCACACCGCTATCATCACACATAGCCCGATCAAGATTGCTGGGTTGCGTCGTGGCATCAGGATGACTATGAACAATTCTTGTAATCACACCGCGTGATTCTGCTTCGGCGTAATCTTTCGGATCCAGGATAAACTGATCGTCAGGGGTTTGTGAAAGATTTCGACATGGAAAGTAATGTTCATTTTCGTCAGTAAAGATGATAACGCCACAGGATTCAGCGGGATAGGTTGCCTTTGCATGATCAAAAATGTCGGAAACAATCTCGTCTTTCATGGTGAGACCAATAAAAAACCCGCTTTCGCGGGTTTGAATTTAAATTGACGCTTCGGTTATAAAATTCACAACAAGATCATTAAACCGTTCAGGCTCTTCAATGAACGGCATATGCCCGCTGTTTTCAAACAATACAAATTTAGCATATGGGATCTGTTCAGCAATGAATCGCGAGGCAAGCGGAGTGCATACCCAGTCGAACACACCTGCAATCACCAATGTCGGTACAATGATATTTTTAATCCGTTCGCTGATGTCGTAGTTAGGAAGAATATGCGCGACAAAATGATCCATCACACGCGTTGTGGGTGTGGTATAACGCATCGCCGGGACAAACATATCTTCATGACCTGGTGCAAGATAATATGGACCGACCTTCAGAAGAAATTCCTGGTGTGCGGCAATTCTCTTTTTGTCCATCATTTCATCAAGCGATTCAGGTTTAAATAACTTATTTGCAATCTCGACAACCTCTGTGGGTGCGCGGTCTTGTAAAGTTCGAACCCCGGCCTCCCTGCGTTCTTCTTGAGAGAATTTACGACCTGCGCTTGTATCACACAGGACCAGACCGAGAACCACTTCAGGATGACGAAGTGCCACAAGCTGAGCCACAAACCCACCCGCTGAATGACCCAGGAAAAACGCTTTCTTTATGCCAAGATAATCACATAATGCTTTGGCATCATCTGCGCACTGCTCAAGCGTGATGGTGTCATTCGATACCGATTCAGAGCGACCCTGACCGCGCATGTCCCAGTAAATCAGATTAAATTCGATGGACATCAGATCCATCGAAGTTCGAAGATAGCCGTGATCGAAACCCAGACCTCCGTGGATCATCACAACAATTGGCTTCTCATTCAGATGGCAGGTCAGTGAATTGAGCTGTTCACCTACCACATCGAAGAAAATCTGAGTGCCGTTAATTTGAGCAAACATTAAACACCTTTTTTGTTCTGGTCATCGATAAAGTCACGCACGGTGTCAAAAAAGGCAATTGGCTTCTCAGCGAAAGTCAGATGCGCGGATTCTGAGAATTCACGATAAACAGAACCCTGAATTTTGCTGTGGATGAATCTCGCACCACTAGGGGGTGCCACCCAGTCCTGAGAACCCGCAATTATTAACGTAGGCACGCTGATATTTTCAATGTCATTTCGAAGATCATATGACGGATAAATTTCAGTGACAAAATGATCAAGCATTGCGACATTCATTCCAGTATAAGAAAATACGCGATCATATAAAGCCATATATTGCGGCGCGAAGAAATAGGGTCCAACATTCAACAACATGTCATCAACAAGCGTTTTCGTCAGAGTTTCTTCAGAAATCACACCAGGCGCATAAACACGAAGGAAAAGGTTCACGATTTCTTCCGGTGCGCGCTCAGACAACTGAGGATTCGGCGCGACCTGATCATGAAGTTTGATATAAGCGGGAGCGGTATTGACCAGAATTAGACCTTTCAGGCGTTCACGGTGACGAAGCGCGAAATGTTGCGCCACAAAACCACCCGCACAATGACCTAAAACATAGACTTTGGTCAGACCCAGATAATCGAGCAGCGCCGCCACATCATCCGCCATCGATTCAAACGAAATATCTCTCACCGATGGTACTGACGACCGACCACAACCCGGAAGATCGAGATATAACACCTGACCTAAGAGGCTGAGTGGGTCCATACTCACACGAAGATAACCGTGATCGAACCCTAATGCGCAATGCAGGACAACAAAAGTCGGTTTCGGTTTCAGCTCAGAGGTGAGAGAATTCAGCCCTTCCCCAATGACATCAAAAAAAATCGTTTTACCGTTAACATTTGCAAACATAGAAACCTCTCATTATTAAAAGTAAACAGAGGTATTTTCATATCCCTATGAACAAGAACGACAACACCACATCATGAATGGTCAGTGACAAACTGAATCACTAAATCTTTAAACCGCTGATGTTCTTCGATAAACAAAAAGTGACCAGAACCATCAAATTCAACGTACTGGCAATTTGATAATTTTTTGGACAGCATGAACGAACCCACGGTGGGAGTAGCCCAGTCATGAATCCCCGCCAGCACCAGACACGGACAGGTAATCTGATCGACTTTCCCCAGTGAGTTATAAAACGGCGTGATACTGCGAAAGCGATTCACCAGATCCATTTTATGTATCACGAACTTAAAGATGCCAGGATATAAATCCATTTTGGACGGGGCCATGTAATACGGACCAATCTGATTAAAATAGGTCTGATAATCCTCTTCGGTGATATCAAAGGCGTAATAAAAGAAATGATGCGCGATATCCAGTGCGTCACCCTGAACACGGTCTTTCAGGAACGGTGTCGGATAACCTTCTTCGTCTTTGCCAGGAAGCACTGACATCCCCATTGAGCTTGAAACCAGAATCAGCCCTAACACTTTCGAGGGATAACGCATGGCGACTTTCTGGGCGACAAAACTCCCTGAGGCATGACCAAAGATAAAAGCCGAATCAATACCCAGAACAGCCATCAGTTCTGAAACATCATCGGCCATCTTTTCAAAGGTGATGGACGATGCCGTCGTTGGAAAAGATCGACCCTGCCCACGCATATCGATGTAAAGAAGCTGATAATCTTCAGCAAGATCATCAAGCCCTTGCCGAAGATAAGCATGGTCAAAACCATACCCACCATTAAGCAATACCATCACGGGTTTATCTTTTAATGGAAAATTCGTGGCATCAAGTCCCGCGCCGACAACATCAAAAAATAAGGTGGTCTCTGTAAGTTTGGCAAACATAACTACCTCAGTGATTGACTAAAGTGAATAATAAAGAATGAAAGGTAATAAACTGCGCAATCTGAGCGATTATGTTCGTAAAAGCGACGTTCCTGGGAAGCCGCCGAAAGACAAGGGGTTATCTTGACCAAAACGCAATTTACAGCCCGTTATAGAACCAGAGCACACATCCTGACTGGGATCGTCCACTGGGTTGTTAAATTTGTCGAAATAATTGGTTCCAGCATAATCACATCCATCGCCGGATCGGTATTTACCGCGCATACACCATGTGCAAACGGCATGAAGCTGACGGGTAGGGATTTGCAGTCCCTGTAGATCCATCGGACTTGAAAGGGCAAATTCAACCTGAACTTTTGTTTCGCTGGTTTTGCTGTCGATATAAAACACACGAAGTTTTTCTTGTGTCGGATCGGCGTTCAGATTTCCATCAGGAAAATTCGCTTCATCAAGATACGTTGCAAGCGTGTCATGAATGGAGACCTTCGCCTGAAGCATGTCCTGGAATTGTAAACAGAGTGCGGTTATCGAGCCGTTGAGGTTTGCCACCGTTAATCGTGGATTGGGTGCGCTGCCGGTTGTTGAGATTTCCAGCCCTTCAATTTTACAGGGCCATGCGGAATATTCTTCCCCTTGCCAGAAAATCGACTTTGCCTGGAGCTGGTTTTCATCACCGTTTGCCGCCAGAATTTCCGATTCAGTATGGGGTATGTTATGGGAATGGAACCGCAACACCTCATCGACACCAAACGCGGATCCGTCCACTTCATAAAGCCGGATTTCACTTCCGGGTTCAAGCTTCTGATAATCACTGGTTAAACTCATGGTGCAAACGCCTGTGTAAAGGTGGCGGTCATTTCGAAAAGACCCGCACCGATGGCGGTCGGGTTATAGGAGGAGCATCGGTATAAGCCCAAAGGTTCAGCGGGAGGTTCCCAGGCAAACGCTTTAAAGCCCTGATGATCGTCAAGAAAGGTTTTAATTTCTTCAATAAAGTCTTCTGTTCCAGTGAACGTCAGGTTCCAGTTCTGACTTCGGTTATTGATGCCGTTTCCGGCAACCTGTGTATAACCATCACCAAACTGAACAGAGCGAACATTGAAAGTCATATCGCCCGATGCGTTTATTCGCGCGCACCAGGTAAACGTGTCTATGGCCATCACTCACCCTTTTATCGGCGTCCGCGAACCACCCGGCCAATATCGCCATCATCGCGAAGGTCACGAGCAAGATTGCGTTTATACCGTTCATCGACAAAGCGACCGATCTCATTGCCGAACTGACGCCAGTCCGCGCTGTTGGTAGTGGTCTGGGATCCACTGTCAGAAATCGTGATGTTGACCTGAACGCCGCCAGTTGAATTCATCGCACCAGAATTCAGCCCACTGGCTTTCACACCCAATGACCCATCAGCGGCGCGTTGAAGGGGGATAATGGCTTCAGGCCCGTCTTCACCCATCAATCCTGCCCCACTGGCGAATCGAAACATCGTGGGCGAACTGACTATGGAATTACTGAAGGCACTTAAGCCGCTGGCATAAATTCCGCCTTTTGCGTTTGCGGTCGTGCCGCCACCGAACAGGCTGGAAATGCCGGACCCGATCGAACCCAGCAATCCCCCTGCACCGCTGAACAGGTTCGAAGCTGCCGCCTGAACGGCGACTTTCTCGATCATTTGCAGAACCGACACGCTCCACTGACGCCAGCTCACCGTGTTTCCTTCTAATGCCGAATTCACGTTATCCAGCGCCGAACTCATGGCCGAACTGACATCACTTTCCACGGTTGAGGATATGTCACTGGTTTGATCTACCCAGTTCTGAAAGCCTGTGGTCGCACCGTTCAGCCAGTCACCCTGAAGGGAATCGAGCTTTTTATAGTAATCCTGCTGATCGCTGATGCGGGTCTGAAGGGCTTTCTGAAGAGCGTTCGTTTCGCGGGTGTAAACATCCGCGTCGATATCGCCACGCGTCCGTTGGTTGTCCAGATCCTGCTGTTGCTGAAGATAGTCCTGGCGGATAGAAATGATATCCTGAAGACGTTGTTTTTCCTGATCACCCAAACCAAAACCTGATGTGTTCACGTTATTCGACGCGCGCGCGTTCTGATTCTGGTTTTGAAGGTTGGTGATGTACTGCTGAACTGTCAGATTATCCTGATTGGCTTTCTTTACTGCGTTCAGCCGATCGACTTCGGTCGCCAGATCACGCAAGCGGGTTTTCTGGGCCTCATTCAGGTTTTTCAGATTGCCACTTTGAAGATTAAAATTCAGTTTCTGAAGTTCTGTGACCTGCTGGCCGCGCTGCGCACTGGTGTTAATTGTGGCAATCATGCGCTGATATTGCAGCGTTGCCGAACTGTACGCACTGGCGAGTTGTTTAGCGGCCTGATTCGCCTGATTAGTCTGACCCTGATCGAGTTTAAAATTTGACGGGGCAACCGTTGCGGACTGCGTCGGTAAACTGATGTTACTTAGTTTTAGACTGTTTGCGCCGGATTGCTGCTGTGCATTATAGGCGGCATATCCACCGGCACGGAACCGATCCCCCACCTGCGTCAGTAACGAGGTGAACTGAGCGGCACGGGAGGCGATGATCCCAAAATCCGCGACCAGATTTGCCACACCTCCCACCAGCTTCACCAGGCCCTGAAGCACGACAGGATCAGTGAATACCTGCCGAATCTGATCAAGACCGCGCTGGAGTGGGGATAAATCGACCTGGGCAAGGCCGGTGGCAATCTGGGTTTTCAATCCTTCAACCTGCGCATCCAGATCGCGGAAGAAGTTCGACACCCGAACCAGTCCCTGAATCTGATCTTCATCAGGAGCCAGACCGTAATCTTTCGCGTCTTCCTTGAATTTGTTCAGCTGCTTGTCATTATCCTGCAATAACGGAAGGAGGCGCGAACCGTCATTGACCAGACTTTCAAGGATATTGGTTTTGCCAGCGGTGGAGAGGTTCGACTGATCAAGGGCATTGCCGATTTCGGTCAGGATTTTATCGGGTGACAGTTTCTGAAGTTTGGCGGCGGATAAACCGAGCGTGTCCAGCGCCTGCGCGGCATCACCCGACTGATTGATAACAGCATCACCGATTTTATCGTTGATGTCCTTGAAAATATCCGAAATTTGATCGCCTGCGATGCCTGCCTGTTTCGCGGCATATTGCCACTGAAGAAGGTTCTGGGTGGAAATGCCCAGAGATTTCGCCCAGCGATCCGTTTCTGCAACCTGATCAGCGGTGTTCTTGACCAGAGATAACGTGGCGGACCCGATCCCGGCGGCGGCACTGCCAGCGGCAACCGCCACACCGGCAAGCGCGGCCCCGACTTCGAGCGCGGCGGCTTTGGTGTTCCGACGCCAGCGGTCAGCGGCGCGTTCGGATTGATTCATGCCACTGATAAAACCGCCGACTTTAGCGATCAGGTCAATTGTGAGTGTTCCGAGGGATCGCGCTGCCATAGTTGCCCCATAAAAAAACCCGCCGAAGCGGGTTAGTTTTTACCGGTAGGACCGTAAACACATTTTTAACTCTCGTATGTATTCATCCCACATATATTCCGGCATAGCCGAATAAAGTTCGGAAATCTCATTATAATTATCATCAAACAGTTCCTGAGCAGATTTGTTCGGGGATTTATGAATAAACGACAGTGCCTGAATTAAAATGGCCTCATAATTTAATCGCGGCTGGTTTTTCGGCCATTCAATGATATAACCCCGACCTTCCCTCAGGATTCTGGCGCGTTCAATATGATCATACTTTTGGTAAGATCGGTGATTGACAAGGTATGCACCCCAAAACGCGATCACGAATCCCAGTATAATAATAAAATCAGAGCCGTGAACTTTATGAAATAAGTGATTGTGAACAAGAATGTGATGAAGCGAAAGCAATGTGACAAAACAACCAATTAAAAATAAGATGTAACCTTTAAAAGCATATCGTTTCATTTTGGCCTCTTTATTATAAACATGATGCCAAATCATTTTATGAAAGTGTCATTTAAAGGCTTAACAAAGGAAGCGATATCTGTTGCATCAATGCCAGGTATTCATGGCATCTTCCAGCGAAATCGGCCCTTCCTCTTCGTCCGGCTTTTCATCGGTGAAATGTTGCGTGAAATCGGTGGGCTTATAGGTTGGGGTTTTGGGATCCCGGTTTGTGTTGGCGATAACGCTTGAAACCACGCCGCTTGCCCATTCAGTCCTGAGACCGGCATTCAGTGAGCCGTATTTATTGCGATAAATGGCCCAGAGTTTGAATTCGGGCAGTGAAAGCGATTCTTTGGCCTCAGCAATGGTCCGACCACCTATCCCGTTCAGCACTAGCTCACACCAGAATTCGTCTTCTTCTGTGAGCTGGTAGCCTTCCCCAGATCGTTGACCTCCTGAATCGCTAACAGCAAGGCGATGGTCAGCTGTCCATCGAGCGGACCGCGATCGGGATCCGCCTCGCCTGTGATATCTGGCACGGTAAAGACGGGTTTCCCTGCTTCATCACAAATTGATGCCGCGATGCGACCGGCAATACCATCAATCTTACCGCCGATGGCCATAATATCGGATGTGGCGGTTTGATAACCCATCGGGCGGATAAACACAGTCGCCTTAAAGGAGTCTTCCCCCTGCTGCCATTCAATTTCACGTTCCACGGGTCGCCCTGTGAATGCGCCCATGCTTTTAAGATTTTCCAGTGTCAGCTTCATTTGGCACCAATAAAAAATCCCGCCTAAGCGGGATTCTGTGTTGATCAGTTTGTTAAGATGAATATGTTGTTCGGGTTTCATCATGCAACCGGAATCGGAATTGCTGTGAACCATTCTGGAAATAATCGACTTCGATAATCGCCGTCTTATGTTTTGACATTTCGCGTAAGAACCGCTGACCGTCGATCATATATAACACGTTGTTCGGGTAAGCGTTTGGCATCGTCAGATGAAAACGCTCGACCTTGCCACCATCAAAACTCACAGCGGCATAACAGCCATCATAACCACACTGAAACTGTCCGTTATTGGTGGTCAGAAAAACATCTTTCACTTTTGGATGACCTGAGGTCATTTTGTGTTTCAATGGAACACTGACGGTGCGGATCGTAAGCCAGGTGTCATTATCGTAGGGAAAGGCGAAACGATGTTTTGTGCGTGATGGATTGCTGGCGTATTCTTCCGTGATATGGCGAAGATCGTCATCCTGATAGTGATAAAACCAGTTCTGAGTGTGATCGACACGTTTTGCAACGGTTTTGACCGGAAGCGCTGCCGCGACCGTTGTTGACGCCTGAGCGGTGGAAATCACCGAATTTTCATGAATCCCTTTCGGTTTTGTCGGATTCGCCTCAACATACCACTGAAAACCGATCACCGCTGCCGCCACAACCAAACCACCCTTCCAACGTAAACCTTTCATTGTTCATCCCCTTAAAATCAATTAAGAGGATGATACAATGTATATCCAGAAGTGTGTAACCGTTTGTGCCTAAGAACCTGCATCCGCGACTTTAGGAACCCAAATCCCCGCACCTGAACGCTGAATGGTCCCGGTTGACTGAACCACCGTGTTTGCCTGGAAATCAAAGGGGAAATCGGACACATACCCTTTGAATACATACCAGGTTCGGTCTGAGGGTAAAAGCAGCCCATCAACCGCATCATCGGATCCGGTATCGTCGATCGTGGGTTCGGTGTCGCCATCACTCCAGCCAATCGCAAACACTAGATCGGACTGGTCAGCGGTTTCGGCCAGATTACTCAACATGAGGTGGCTGGCATTATTTGGATCGGCATTCAGCGTTAGCGATGCCTGAGCCGGGGTCCGAAGCCCTTTCTTATAGGTTCGGGTGCTTTTCTCGCTTAAACAGGTATATTCAATCTGATCGGCGGGTGAAGATCCGGGGTTGAAAGCGGTAATACATTCGATTTCGCCCACGGTTGAACTGTTATAAACCCAGAGTTGCGTTCCTTGAGTTAAAACGGACATAGTTTCTCCAGACGAAAAAAACCGCCTTGCGGCGGCGGGTTTCAGACAGGTTATCGAAGAACCATCCAGTCGACATCGAAGGAATAGCGATAACTTTTTGTATCATCATCCTGAACCTGAACACCCCACCGCGTGATGTAGCTGTGGGGTTCTATGGCATCCCGGATCGCTTGCGCGATATTGCGCGCCTCATTCGGCGCTTTCGAAAAAATATCAACCTGAATAGACCAGGTGTCCACGTCCGGCAAGGTTCCCAGAAACATCTGAGGGCTTCCGGCGTAGTTCTGAAATGTCCCATAGGGATAAGTGGGCTTTTCAGGTTTATTGGCAAAATCATAAAAGCGAAGAATGGTCGGACCCAGTAATTTCATCACATCCGGGCTTTGTGCCAACACCGCGAAAATCGGGGCCGTCATCATGTGGGTTGACTCCTTTTCCGTGCGCGTTTAATCGCCCGATCAAGGGATTTTTCATATTCACTGGTAAAGGTGTGAAGTACATCGTTCATGCTGGCGTCCATTGCGGGTCGCATAATCGGCCTTGCGGCCATCTTTTCTGTCCCGAATTCAAGTAAACGCCAGTGCGGTGTAGGGGCATTCTCACCGAGATCGGGGTGGTCCTGAAGAACCGCCCCGTGAAGAACCCCAATGCGAAACGCAATATCTCCGGTTTGCCTGAAGAGGCGACCGTTCCAGCGAAGCGCAATGTTATCTTCAATGCTGCGTCGGGTGTGCGGGTCATCATAACGCATGGCGTTAACCTTCGCGCGATTCACGATGATATTTCCGGCTTTACGAAGAGCGGCACGCCCACCACGGCGGCGAACATCATCTTTCACTTCAAAAAGCTTTCCCAGCAATGCATCCACACCAATAATGGAAAAGTCCACGCCGTCAGCCATCATTCAGCCCCTCTGAACACGGTAAGGTCATGTAATCCAGTCCTGACCAGAGATCGGGAAGGATAGCTTCGATGTTGTAGATTTTCCCACGAAATGAAATGCGCCAGTCACTATCCACATCATCACGGTAACGAAGGGTAATTCTGGCGCGAACCTCTGACTGAACCGCATTCGCGGCGATAAATTCACGGCCTGATAACGGGGCAACCTCTGCCCACACAGACGCCTGGGTTGTCCAGACCTCTGTGATATCGCCTGTAATAGGATCCTGAATAAGGGTATGGGATTGTAATTCGATCCAGTGTTTCAGAATTCCAGCCCGCATTGGCTCATCCTCTGGGTCTGCCGTTCAGATAGGTCTGAACGGGGGTGTCCAGCTCATCCTGAATAAAGGTTTCATAGATGATCGACACCAGACTTTCGTTAGATTCAGCCAGGCGGTTCAGTGCGGCTGTCTGGGCGCTGATCGCCGCGATCAGCCTTTCTTCCAAAGGTTCGTTCATAGGCTAACCGGGCCATTTTCTTTAACCAGGCGCGGCGCGCCGCGCATCCAGAACAAGCCATGACCCCTCCTTAAATAATGGTGGGTTTGCGTAAGGAATAAATCAGGCTGGTCACGGTGAAGGGGAGATAACCCTGATGATAAGTATTTTCCTCTTCCCCATTCCTGACGCGGTCGAGTATGCCCACAAGCAAAAGTGTGGCCATCTTCACCCGATCGAGTTCATTAGTCCCTTCTATCACGTCACCGTCATCGTTCACGATCACATCCCGCGAACTCTGGATGTAATCGAGAACTGACGCGCTGGCGGAATAGATTTTTTGCTGAAGTTCATCATCACCCGCGTCGGTATCAATGCGAAGATGCGCTTTTGCCTCTTCCAGCGTCACGAATGCGATCATTCCCGATTCCTTCCATCACGGCCCCGCTTCACTGCGAGTTTCCATCCAGCTGACCCAGCTTCATTGGGTCGGTCGGACGTTTCCTCGAAGCAGTGCCACACCGAACCCGCAAACGTCACACAGTCGCCTGGGTAGTATTTGCGGCCTGGCTGGTAGACATCCCGGTAAATCATCACCGGCACTTCGAACGAACGGGCTTCGGTTTCGCCGTTGGACTTACTGAGCGTCACGGTAAAATGACGATCATCTTTCACCGACACATCGATGTCATTCAGTCCGTTCACGACGCATTCGAACCCGCTCAGTCCGGCGGTTTTCTGATAGGCGCGCCATAACCCGCCGTTGTGAATCGCATAAGTTCCGCGAGGATAGCTTTTATTTACATCGATTTCGGGCAACACTTCTATCTGTAGACCGTCTTTCCCGTCTTCGCCTTTGCCAGGTTCTGGCAAGGGGATCACTGAAACCGCTTTTGTGACCGCCTCAGAAATCATTTTTTCAAAGTCAGGCAAAGCAACAGGTTCTGGATCCGGGAACTGAATTCCCGCGACAGCCCCCGCCACCAGCGCGGCAATATCCGGCAACGGTTCAGGTTCTTTCGGTTCGGGAATGTCAATCTGGGCGATTGCATTTTTCACCATTTGTTCGATATCAGGTAATGGTTCAGGTTCGGGCATCGGATATTCCCGCACGGCGCGTTCAAGCATCAGGGCGATATCCGGTAGCGGTTCGGGTTCTTTGGGTTCGGGGATCTCGATATTCGCCACCGCATCCTTCACCATCTTTTCAATGTCCGGCAACGGTTCCGGTTGTGGGATCACTATGGTCTTAACAGCTTCAGAGACCACATCCAGAATTATCGGGTAAACATCGGGAAGTGGTTCAGGTTCCGGGATCGGAATCTCACCCATCGCTTTCTGAATCAGCGCTGCAAAGTCAGGAAGCGGTTCAGGTTTTGGAACTTCAATCTGACTCATAGCTTTCTGAACCGCCTCTGACACCAGCTGGTTCACGTCTGGTAAAGGTTCAGGTTCGGGAATGTGGATGTCAGAAATCGCTTTCTGAATCATCCCTTCAACATCCGGTAAAGGTTCCGGGTCTGGCATGGATCGGATCGCCTCGTCTACTATCTCCTTCAGGTCAGGTTCGGGAATTGTGATTTTCGCGACCGCGCTGTTAACCATTTCACGGATATCGGGTAAAGGTTCCGGTTTGGGAAACGAAATATTCGAAACAGCCGTTTTAATGATGGCCGCAAAATCCGGTAACGGTTGAGGTTTCGGAAACTCAAGTTTACTGAAAGCGTCTTTCACAATGCCATACACATCAGGCATCGGTTCCGGCTGGGGTAATTCAATTTGTGAAACCGCCTCTTCGACCATTTTCGCGATATCCGGTAATGGCTTTGGTTCGGGGATCGGAATGCGTAACACCGCCTCTTCCACCATCGCCTTAATGTCCGGGAGGGGTTCAGGCTCAGGCATTACCAGATTCGCCACCACTTCATTCATGATGGCGTCGATATCAGGCGGAATGACCGGTTCAGGCTGGGGGATCTCAATCTGGCTCACCGCCTCTTCGACCATTTTCCTGATATCCTCGACACCCGGATCCGTTTCTTTTGCTTTCATAACGGCATTCACCACCATTTCGCCAATATCGGGAAGTGGTTCGGGGTGTGGGATCGGAATCTGACTGATGGCTTCTTTCACGATTGCCGCAATATCCGGTAATGCTGGCGCTTCAGGAATTTCAATCTGGGCATAAACCATCGAGGCAATCGCTGATTCATCGACCGATGACTTTTCCAGATCGGTTAATCGGTCCTTGAGGGTTTCGATCTCGAACTGGTCCTGAATGCACTTTTCAAAGAAACGTTTCTGTTTGTCATCCGCTTCGCGCAACGTTTCCAACTCCGCATCAAACAGATTTTCTTTTTCAGACAACTGGTCTTCAAATTCTTTGCGAATCAATTCGCGCGCGTCATTCACCTTTTGGTCAATGGACTGTCTGATCAATTCTGCAAAGCCTGCTTCGCGTTCACTAATCATATCTATTCCAAGATTAGGATGAGGGACATTCAGAAGAAATTCATAGAATCGCGCATCATCCTGTGAAGGGGGCTGATTGGGATCGTTAGCCGCTTCAGGTTGCGTGTCGTCATCGTCAGACGGTGTGGGAGTGGGATTGCTGGTTGAAAACGGATCGTCCTGGGCATCACGTTTGGCCAGCGCTTCCAGTGAATAGTTCTGTTGCTGAAGGTATGGCGTGTCGCCGCCTTCAACGGGTTGCATGTTCTCTTTAATACGCGCTTCATTAGGCGCGAGGAATCCGGCCCCGATGCCATCGCCATAGGATTTATAACGCGCGGCGGTGTCCATGCGTAACAGCCGACTGTGGTCGAATTCTGCGCATGTCTGGTTATCCAGATCGAAACTGTCCGCAATCAGTCCTTCAATCGCGGTCATGTGAACCTGAAGGCACTGTGAATAATACGCCTGTTCCAGCGCTTCAATATTGTTATAAGACGGTGTCTGACCGGTGTCGATTTTATAGAGCGGGACACGGAACGTGGACGCCACCAGCTGATTCGACATATTGAGCTGTTCGACCAGCTGGGAATCTGTTGCTGTCTGTGACACGGCGACGAAGGATGCGCCGTCAGCAAGTAACGCGGTTTTCCCGGCATTCTCGCCTGTATAACCCGTGTTCCAGTTATCGCGGATTTCAGCGGCTTTTACGGCATCGACCGATCCGGGAACTGTGATAATCCCGCCAGGCTTGCCACCGTTTTTGAATGTGTGGGCAGAATTGCGAAGCATGGCTTCACCGCCCACCGCCGCCAGCCCTGACGCATACACCGGGGATAATCCACACAGAGGATGAAAGAAGGTGTTAAACCGGTCGTGGATCAGTTCGCGCGCCGGAACATACAGCCCACCCGGCAAACCGTTAAGTTCATCGGTCAGAATAGAATAGAAAATTTCCCCATCATCGCTGATGTAAGGAATAACCCGACGCGGATCCAGAACGCGCAACTGGCGGACGCGGTCCGCTTCATCACGAAGCTTCAGGATATAGGCGTTACCGTGAGCAAGTTTTGAAATCATCCACAGTTCAAAGAACTGCATCGGGGTTTGATAGAAATTCGGTTTTACAAGCAGGGGAGATAACACTGGGTTATTCACTTTAACCCAGACCCCATTACTCTGACGGCGCTTAACGGCTATTGGCATTTTTGCGATGTCAGATGAAATGAGTGAAATACAGCTAAAAATGGCTGGATAGGCCAGGACGCTATCTAAGCGAACCTCGATGTTCCGTTGCCATGCTCCGGCGAACGGTTCCAGAACCCGACTCCATGCCCCAGAGTTAATTGAATGGAGCTGCTTTTCTTGTTGTTTGGGTTTTCGCCGTAGGAAGTTGAACATCGAAAAACCTCTGAAAGACTAAGCTGTCTTTTTTTTCCGCCGCTTCACCTGCTTTTCCACATGCGGAATAATTTCAACAAACCCGGCCATCTGTAAGATCAGGGCATGATCGCCACGGATGAATTTCTTTTCACCTGCGAAGCTGTCGTGTGTGTTTTTGATATACCGGACCTGAATCATAAAATTAAGGCGGGGATTGCCCCCGCCCTTTCTCCTTAGCTACCCGCTGTCACGCTATAATCAACGCCGGTCACAACAGACACCGCCGCATCGCGACGACGCGCCCAGTTGATCCACCGCTCAGCACGGACCGCTACACTGTTTGTCTGGAACATGCTCACCAGCTCAATCGGCGTTGGGGTGATGGAATCGTGGGTTGGCGTTGTCTGCATTTCAAGTGACGCTTCAGTTGAAATGTCGATCGCAACACCACCATCATCAGCCAGATAGATGTTTGGCGCATCCACAAGAATCAGCGAATCATCGATATACTGAGACACCAGCACGGGCAGACCGTTAAAAGTGCCGCCGAACATAGTCATGTCAGGGTATTCGCGTTGACCCAGTGCATTTTTACGCTGTGAAAGGGTCAGTGCGGTGGTACTGGACATGAGCCAGACCGCGCCAGAGGGTGACAGGTTCGCTTCAATGAAGGTGGAAAGCGCAATGTTGGCATCCTGATCGGGAACACCCGTCGAGGCCGCTGAAGCCGCGCCACTGGTCACGGATGCAGGCGACACACCATCAACAGCGGTTTTGGTCGGGTCGATAAAGTCGCGGTCCAGTCGTTCAATGACCGCATCGGCCAGCGACTGACGCACCAGCGAATCCGCTGATGGCGTGGACAGGCGGATCACTTCATCAGTCAGAACCGCAATCGCGGCGACTTTGGTGAACCCTAATGTGATCTGGCTGAAATCGAAGCTGGTCAGCGGTTTCGCCTTACCTTCACCCACCCAGTTCGCCGCCCCGCCAGACGTCTGACCTTTGATGCGAACATTGAACGGAATGCGGGTCAGACCCGGAACGCCATTTGCGCCAAAGCGACCGATGATGGTTTGAGGACGAAGGAAGTCGATGAAATCGGCGGTATAATCCTGAACGGTGACGAGGTTTCCCGCCCAGTTTGGATCCGAGGTGGACCCCGCCGCAATCAGATCTTTCATCACACTCTGAAGTTTGATGTCCTCCGGGTACTAATGTTTAGCCAGCATGGCCGCTTCAGATTTCACACCTTTGGTTGCAGCAAGAAGTTTGGCCATACGGGAAAAACCAATCCCTTTTTCAAGCTGTTTTTCTACGTGAATGATTGAAGGTGCCTGAACGCTTTTAGCGGTTGTGACCAGGTCGCCACCAGCGGCGGGTTGGACCGGTTTTGCGGTCGCCGCTTTTTGCGCTTCTAGATCACGAAGGCGAAAAAGATGGGTATCAATGCTTTTGACCTCAACACTGATTTCATCATATTTGTCCACTTCTTCCAGGTCCAGGGTGCGACCTTCGTTAAACGCTTTTTCCATGACTTCTGAGCGTTCAGCATCCAGTGAGGCACGTTTCATTTCAAACGATTTAATTTGTTCGCCGATGTTCATGGCTTTTCCTTTTTCTTCGCGAATTGATTTGGTAAGGGGTGCTGAAGCGCCAGCGGGTGTTCTAAGATGAACAACACGATGAATGTGTTCTTTCGGAGTTTCGGGAGTGCCTGACGCGGCGCGTAACTCCTGATCGATACTCTTCACGGTGGAAATCGTGCCTTCGGCGTTGGCCGGAACGGTCACAACCGACAGTTCGTACCATTCCCACGAATAGAACCGGATCCCGCCTTCATCGATATAGGCATATTCGATAGGTCGAAATCCGATAGATAAGCCTTTCACCAGTCCTAAGCGGATCGATTGCCAGGCTTCATCCAGTCGGGCGGCGAGCTGGCTGGGTGCGTCCGCCTGCGCGAGCTGGGCTTTTATTTCAATGCCGTCATCGGTGATACGTGCTTCCGTAACCTGACCAATGGGTGACATGTGGTCGTGTTGCCAGAGAAGGGGGATCGGCAATTTAAATTCCGCGCCATCCGGCATCACAATGTCACCATATCGATCCGGCGTCGGGGTGGTCGCAATGCCGGTGATCTGCCGCGTATTCTCATTAACGGCTTTAAGCTGTAACAAGCTGACCGCGCGTTGATGTTCCATGTGTGAAACTCCAAAAAATGCCCCAACGCGGGCTTACTTTGTTCATTTTTTTCAGAATGGATTTGATATGGTGGCGTTCTCCCAGTCCGGGAGGGCTAGTTTTTAGAAGGACTAACCTGTTGATAAACAGAAAGAAGCAACAACGATTCAGGAATATTCAGATTCCCGTTCATGTACGGGAAGAAATCAGACGTTTTTCAATTGCGATCGCGGTACTAGCTGTCACGGTCGCGCTGTTGTGTCTATTGAAAACGTAAGGAGCAGGAATGTTCTCAAAAAGTTACACCGTCGATCCGTCCGACATCGATTTTCAGGGTGTCATGGACGGGCTTTATTACCCTTCTATTTTGAATGGGCGCGTCATGCCTTTCTTTTTGAAGGTCTGGGAATAGACATCGAACAACTTTTTGAGCAGGGACAGCAATATGTGGTCCTTGAATACCATTTGAAATTCAGAAAGAGCCTTCACCGGGATGATGAAATCACCGTGAGCTGTGAACTTGTGGCGCACGAAAAATCAAACCGGGTCAATGTGGTGGAAACAATGGTCCACGATGGCGCGGTGTGTGCGGAAGGAACCTTTGTCTGTACGTGTCTCGACAAAGGACGGCCCACCATCCCGGCGGTGATCCGTGACTTACTGAATAGCAAATAATACTCAGGGCGATCTGATCGCCCTTTCTCTCCCTATTTTCAATAATAAGGAAAAAGATTTACTGCATGAAAATTAAAAAAATTCTGAACAAACTGAAAAACATTTCCCTTCCGACTTTCAGGAAATATTCGGAGATCAACGGAATCCGTTATTACAAGATTTATTCCCACACAGCGAGGGTTGAATTTGATGAATCATTGGGGTTTTACGTTGGCGTCTTTGAAAATATGCGCGCCATGTCTTGCTTTTATGCTTATTACGAAGCGGATATTCACTCAGCGGCGCAGGACGCGCTGCGAAGTTATTTAAGTCATTGTGAAATGTATCAGATGAATCCTTATAAGGATTAAAAAAGGGAGCCGAAAGGCTCCCTTCTGTTATCCCCAGAACTTTTCTGAGTCGTAGTGGTAAGGATAGATATAGCTGGGCAAGTCCTTAGCGTTGTACTCGCAATCGAGATAAATCGCACAACTGATCGCGGGCATCGAGATTGACCGGCCATGATGGATGCCGATGTTGTTCAGAACGTTTTCGGCGTGGAACTCACCGTGCTGGCGCATAGTCACAAGGTCAATAATCAAATCAGTTTTGTTCATATTATGGTCTTTCCGCTTCAAAAAATGAAATTCTCACAAACTCAGTGGCTGAAAAAATCATAATTTATGCGGTTTTCTTCATCAGATTGATCTGAATCAAAACATTAACTTATTTGTCACGTCTTCCTAAAGCATTCATAACATGATGAACACGATCATCACGATTATTTTTAACCGACAGCGCCAGCGCCACCAGCCAGCCGATCACCGTCCAGCCCAGAAAAATGTTCGTGAGGATGATGGCCCAGATATTTAACTTGTAACGAAAGAGGCCGATAGCCGTGGGGATGAAATAGACCACGATCAAAATGAGAAAAGACATAAACCTTCCCGAATGTCAGAGAATGCATGAAATCCACGTTCAGGATTTCTTCAGCGGCAAATTCTGAACGTCATCATCAGAATAAACGGATCAAAGCGAGCGAAAGCCCTTCCGCCGGACTGACACCCCTTGTGAATTCCTTCATCATCTGAAATGAACACCCGTTTCTTTTCAAAAAGAGGTCAGAATGAAAGAAATCGCAATTGTTGGCGCGGGTCAGTCAGGCTTACATCTGGCGATCGGCCTGCTTCAGCATGGTTTTAATGTGACGTTAACAACCGACCGTGACGCGCAAGACATTCTTCATGGTCAAGTGCTGTCCAGTCAGTGCATGTTCAGTGAAGCGTTGAACACCGAACGGCGCGTAAATTTGAATCTATGGGAAAACGAGGTGCCCCACCTTAATTATTCCGAATTTAGTTATTCCAACACCGAACATCCTGAACGAATTCATTCATGGAAAACCAACCTGATTGATTATGCCTGTTCGGTTGATCAGCGACTGAAAATCTCAACACTCATGAATCACTTTGTCGCGCTGGGCGGCGATCTGGTGATCAAGAAAGTGTCTATCACACAACTGAACCAGATTAGCCTGGAATATGATCTTGTGATTGTTGCCACGGGTCGCGGCTTGCTGGCCAACATCTTTCCGGTAAATTTCAATGAAACCATTTATACCCAACCTCAGCGAAAACTGGCGCTGACTTATGTGAAACCGACTTACAGACCGATATCAGACACGATCAGATTTACCAAAATTCCCGACATTGGCGAGTTCATCACGTTTCCAGCGCTCACACTCAGTGGAGAATGTGAAATCATGACCTTTGAGGCGATCCCAAATGGACCTATGGACCGCTGGAAACCGGGGATGACCTTGCTTGAACACCTCAGAACCAGCCTTCAGGTGCTGAAAAAATGGGTTCCACATGAATTTGACCATTTCTCAGCGGCAAGCCTCACCGATAAGGAAGGCTATTTTTGCGGAGCCGTGACCCCGACAGTTCGTCATCCGGTGTTCACCCTCCCGTCAGGTCGGAGGGTGTTCGGCATGGGTGATGCCCTTGTGGTGAACGATCCGATCACTGGACAAGGTTCAAACTCTGCCGCGAAGTGCGCAGATATTTACTTGAATCGTATCCTGAATCAGGCTGGCGAGTTCGATCGCCAGTGGATGAACGACACATTCGAGGAATTCTGGGATTATGCAAAGCATGTGGTCAGATGGACAAACTCCATGCTGGAACCTTTCACGCCGAATATGGAATTACTGATGAAACGGTCGGGTATGGATCCCGAACTGGCGCATCGTATCGCCAATGGATTTGATAACCCCAGAGACTTTGCGCCCTGGTGGTTTGAATAACAAAAAACCCGCTTTACGCGGGTTTCTTTTTTACTCTTCGGTTATCGTTAATCCAAAAATCGCATCATCATATTTTCGTGTTATCTCTTCTTCATGCTGACTGATGACCGCTTTCAGATTTGCCATCTCTTTTTCAGCCCCTTTCACACCCGCTTCACGAAGTTCCTGTTGAAGCATGATCATTAAACGTATCACTGAATCGGTATGCGCTTTCTGACGGGCAAAGTTAGCAAGTTCGTTAACAGCGATTTCGGTGTTGTTCATTTTATTTCCTGAGTCGTTTTCAATGAGATTGATTGTATCTACATTGTATATATCCGTCAACTCAAACAAAGAAAACTCCGTAATCTTTCCGGGTCGGTCCGGGATTGAGCGCCATCAGGGAAATGGCATCGAACAACGCCATCAGCGGATCGATTTTTCCTGTTCCGCTGGCCTGTTTGGTGATAAGCGTGGCATTGCCAGACGGAACCACTTTGGCATTCGACACACACCAGTTCATCAACGGCTGTTTAGCATGGATCAGCGCGCCTTCAGCCAATTTTCGTTCTGTGGTTTTGATCGCCCCACCCAATCGCCAGCCCTGCGATATACCTATAATAGAATCCTGGGGAATACCCGCTTCCACCATCGCATCAAGCAACATTCCGACCCCTGCCGGGTCCATGCCGACCTTGTCCAGCAATCCGGCACTGAAGATTTCCATGACCATTTCACTGATCTGTTCGAAATCCTGACCCACTTCGTCGATGATGGTGAAATCCCCATTCAACACGAAATCGTTCAGGCGACTTTCTTCGCTTTTTCGCCGTTCGATCGCCTTTTTGGACGCCCAGCCATGTGACCAGGATAACCACATGCGCGTGGTTTTACAGCGTCCGACGATAGTCAGACCCAAAAGATCATCCAGACCGCCGCCATCGATGCCCACACAGATCACCTCTGAACGGGCAAGGATGGAATCGAACGTGATCGAGGCATCCTGCTGCTGTTCCCAGTAATCCGCACCCGGCCAGCGATCGTTTCTGAGGTTCAGCCCGATTTCGATGTTCAGGTGTTTCGCCAGAAATTGCTGATAGGTGCCGTCCGTTTTGTTGCGATATTTTTTAAACTCACTTTCCAGCCAGTCCCTGCTAACAGACCTACCGATGTTCGGGTTCGTGATATAAAAATTATCTGGGTCTTCATAGGCTTTGCTTTCGATAAGTTTTTGGGGGAACTCATAAAGGATCCCCAGCGTTTTCTTATCGACAATCACGCCATCACGGACATCGCGCCAATAATCCAGCTTTTGTTTAAAAATGCCAGTTGGCGGTTCGTCACTCTGGGTGGTCAGGAAGATCACCCAGCCTTCGTTTCGGGAAACCTGACCCCCTAAGGCTTCCATAAACATCGATTCGGCCTTTGCGCGCTTACCGAAAATCCAGAGTTCGTCGACCAGAATCCGACCGGACTTTTTACCGGACACAGTGTCTGTGTCTGCCGCCACCACTTTCAGAGAATTGCGGTTAATTCGGTGGGTGATGGTGCGCGTATGGTCCTGGACGTGAAAAATATCTGACAGGATTTCATCCGATCGAATCATCGACGCAGCAGGTTTGAAACTGTTATCTGCAACTTCTTTGGTCGGAGCCAGAATCAAATGTTCTTCATCTTCACGCCAACATAAAATCAGTGCGGTGAGCATGATCCCCGCCGCAATTGTGGATTTAGTGTTTTTCTTTGAAATCAGAAGACCATATTCCCGGATCATCTGATTACCGGTCTCAACGTCATATCCGCCAAAGATGGCCAGCACGAAATCAAACACAAACTGATCACTACATTCGCCGAAGGTGGGTTTACCGGGCAAATCGGACACGCGAAGTTTTTTAAAAATTTCCAGTCCGATATGGGCAATCTCAGGATAGATCGGAGGGGGAATGATAGAGTGTTTGTGAAGTAATCGATCCGCCCAGTCCGGGCAATCCGTGCGCCAGCTAACCATAATAACCTTTGTCGCGATCTCGCTCAAATTGAGAATCGTTAAGTAAAAAACACCGTTAAGTTAAATCTTTTGTTAAGAGATAATCCGATGCGCGTTTCTAAAGTCATTGATAAGTTTGACCTTAAGAAAGATTATGAAAACATTGAAGAAGTCGCCAAACAGATCGAGCTGGTCAAGTTCGCCTTCGGTTATTTTTTCCGAATGATGAGCAAGCCGACACAGATGGAACTGATCGGCACACTGGAAATGTTAGGGGGCGACTTCCGGGAATTTTCGGATTATCTGAAGCAGTTCATTAATGAAAGGGATGCGCCGAAAGTGGTCTTAAACTCTAAGCCGAATTGTTAACAATGAGTTTGGGCGGCATCATTGAGGTAAAAGCGTTCGTCGCTTTCTTCGCTGCCGAGTTCTTCGCCTGCTTTTTACCCGTCTCAGCCATTTTCGCTGCCACATAGGGTGCCAGTTTCGCAGCAGCATCGAGAGAAAGTTTCGGATCAGTAACAGGTTATCGTTCATGATCCGACGCATCACAACTAAAGGATCGTCGATAGCCTCAGGTTTAATCAGTGACGGCGGTGCTGTGGCGACCTCTTCCGCGACTTCAGGGGATTTTTCCGGTGCCTTCACCGATTTTTTTGCCGGTTTGGGCGCAGCGTCAGCCGTAATGTCTGGCGCTTTTTCCTCTGATTGCGGTTTCATTCGCTTAATATAGGCCAGAACATCCCGATCTTTTGAGAGCTGATGGCCTTTATATTTCGCACTGAACGCACTGTAACCCGCCGATATTGCGGATTGCGTTTGATTTTCTCCCCGCATTATCGCATCGGCATAACCCCTTTTTTTTGTTGTGAGCATAACAGTCTCTCTTGCTTATTTATTTTTCTAATGCCATTCGGATCTGGGATCCGTTTTTCAGTGTGTAATCACAATACGTCAGCCCGTTGTGTTGGGTGGCAATGTTGTTTGGATTGTTCACGGATGCCACGGGACTCACCTGATCCGATATGGGGTCGATGCCTTTCCATTTACATTCCGCCTCAGAGGGTGAACAATAAATGAAACCCGGAATGCCATCTTCCACATCTATCTGGCCATTGGTGGTGATGGTTTGCGGTAAGGGACACATCACTTCCGCCGCCATTGCCGCGCCAGACATGAAAGTTAAGGCTGAAATAAGCATTATTTTCTTAAACATGAGTAATTCTCCGTAATTTTTAAAGGATTTTTGGGATTTTTTCGTGTTATTTTTGCTTCGAGGCGTGTTTTCTGGCGAATAATCTGGCATGGAAAAGGCAGTCATCAAAAATTTTGCCTTTCTTGCTGACCTGCGAGGCGCGCCGGTAATAGGCGATCCCTTCTCTTGCGCCAATATTACACGTCGCCTGATCAAAACCCTGACGGGTCAGTTCAGCGATAATATTCTTTTCAATGAATTCGATCGTGTTCATGAGATCAGATTCACCTCAGAATCAAAACCGGGAAGCCGAAGTTGTGATAGTTCAATGACCACTTCTTTAGCTTTCTCGATCTCTTTCTTATCACGCTTGCGCTTGTGCATGAGACCGCTACCTTTCTGACCATGCTCTTCAAACGAAAAACGTTCAGCCAGGGTAACGCGGTTTTGCATTTCCCGAACAGTCATATCCTGAAGGGAAGAAAAGTCCATGAGATTGACATTCACACGGCCTTCCAGCTCGTCCATCCGGTCAAATACGCGCGCCTGAGCGTCATAATCATATGACATCGCCATTAAACAGGCTTCACGGCGCGGGAATTTGTAATGTTTTACCCACCTTCCACTGGGATCTTTGTACTGGGCTAAAAATTTAGCCGAGTGTTTTTCACCCAAAACCTTCGACGTCTTCACTAACAGGTTCTTATGAAGTAACCGATGGTATTTTTTGCCGGGGAACTCCAACCCTTCACGTTCGGCCTTTTGTAATCGGACTTCATTAATAAAGTCCACCAGCTCAAGACTCGTGATCGTGGCAACGTCAGGAGCTGGCAAAAAAACAATATCGTTTGACAAACCGCCTCCTGAGCGTTGTGGGCAAATTGCAAATCGGGAAAGTTGGCGATCTACTGAGCAATCCAGCCGGTGAGAAGGTAGATCAGCCCATAAACCAAAAAAAAAAATTTAAATGATTGGGGGCGAGGTTTAAAAAGTCTTGACAACGTGATTTTTTATATACCCCCCACCCCCGATGAAAGGAAGGCTCATTTTGTGAGACAACCATTTAAAATCAATCACTTACTTATCATCTTTCTGACCGAAAACATCATGATAGATATTGACCGCGTTCTTCAGGGCATCGACCGCTTTGGAATGGTGCTCTTCAGGTGCAACCACATAATCCTTTCCTTCATGGGTGAACTTAGCTGGGAATTCCGCGCTACGATTCAGCATGGAATGAAGAAGATCATTGATATCATCAAATTTACGAATGCCCATTTGTTGAAACCTCAGTTTGGATGAAATGAAATAACTACACTTACGACTCAGACCAGGTGGTAACTACAGCTGTTGCACCGCCTGCCCTTAATGCCTTCATATACAGAACCATAGGAGGTCGGACCTCAAGAATGGTTCCTGATAACGTATGCCACACGGTGCTGTCTGCACTGTCTGCATAATAAATGCCGCCAGATAACACAGTGATATGCGCGCCGTTACTTCCGTTCGTTACCTGAACAGGATTGTCGGTGAGTTGTTGAAGGGAAGACATAACGCCTCGCTATGTGCTGTAGGTAATCTGACTGATGTAACGTGTTCCCCATGCTTGTGTGGAAACGGGGATGTTCACGCTTTGGTTTGAACCGAAGGATAAAGATCGGGTTGTTCCATCTGTAAAGATGATCGTGATACCCGTCGCACCACCCGGATTCGTGACAATCACCGTTGATTCAGTGCGTGAGTTCTGGCTGATGGCATCATTAAAGATGGGTGATGTGGGTACTGTACCCATCTCTATCTGTGCCGCTCTGGCTTGCTGGTTATCTGTGGTGTTAATGCGCCAGACTGACGCAACATAATTACCCACAGGCAAATCAGGTGAGCGACCATATACATAATTGGTGGAATTGAGTCGGGCGATATACCAACGAATTTGAGCAACAGAGGCATTTCGAAAAGTGCGTGTTGCAATTGACCAATCTGAACTTATTTGGGTTGCTTGGTCAGGTGCGATGAACGCACTTGTTCCTTCAGAATAAACACCTGTATTTACCCATCCGGGTTTCTCTGTGGATATCGCAAAGAAACTGCCATCATCAGCAGGATTCACCAACACGCCAGCAGACTGAGACGTGACCCATACTGTGTTCTGGCCATCCTGTGTTTCACTGATGGATGTAAAAGCGGAATCACGTTGGTAATTTGTGGCAGCGGGTTCGGGTTCATGTCTGCCAATCGCCACCCCATTTTGATATTCCAACGGCCATTCATTTTCAGCACTGGTGATCAGATTGCCGTTTTGATTGAAGTAAGTATGCGCAGGACCATGATAACTCACCCGTGAATCCAGGGTTGGTGAAAGGAGGTTTATCGCGCGGATTTGTGGTGGTTGTGGGGTAACAGTCGAAGATCCCTTGACGTCGCCGGTCACTTCGACGCGTTGCGGTGGAATAAAGCCGGTTGTGACCGATTTCCCCGCAACAATGAGCGTTTGTGGCGAAATGGGCATGTTTATTTCCTGCCATTCGGGATTTCCAAAAGATTCACAACAAACCTTCGAAAAATCCTGATCGGCGGTTTAACGCAGCAAATGCGACACTTCAGTAACAAACATATCAAACATCGATTTCGGGATAATCACTACAGGATCGGATTCGGTCAAGACGATTTCAACCACCTCGTCATGAGCTTCTTCAAGAATGGTTTGCGGATCGTCTAAAAATTCAGATTCTGAATAACTGATCATCGTTTTAAATCCATTTTGGTTTTTTTGCTGTGGCAACCGCCATCGCCACAACACAAAATCTGTGTGTTTTCAATTGTGTCTTCACCACCCTTGAAAAGCGGGATTTTGTGATCCAGCTCGAATCCATTTGGATATTCGGTTAAACGACCGCACATCACGCAACGAGGATCCCGCGTCCACATCTGAAAGCGCCGTTTCTGCAAGGTCAGGCCAGTTATCCGGTTATCTGCTACTTTCATCGTTTTCAGGCGGTGGGGATTCAAATTCGTGAGCCGGGGCTTCAGTGTGGTTAATCGGACCATCTGTCACCGCCTTCATATAAACGCCAGGCTTTCCGGCGTTCTAAACGCTTTGCGCCGTCTGGATGTTGTTCAACGATCGTCAAATCGGCATGGTCCACCAGCGAAAACACCGGATAAATCACTTTGCCTTTGTATTTATCGCTGATCGCGTAATCCGCGCCTTTTCTGACATCCCAATGCGTCAGAATGCGATAAAGAAAGTGTTTTGGGATGGAATAGCATACGCCATGAATTAGTTTGGGCAACGTAATATAATCCAGCCGGAATTTATCACTGTCAATCAGCCGCATCGCGATATCGATCTGACGCTGTGGTGGTCGACCGGTTCCCAGATAAAAGCTGATGATGTTATTGGGAAAGCGGGAGAGCCAGTCATACACCAGAGAGTCGAAGCCTTTCACGGGCAACGCATCATCTTCCAGCACAATCACGCGATCGTTTTGTTCAGCGGCCCATTCCAGTGCGCGGCGATGGTTCCAATTACTGCCGTGATTCTCTGGATCGATAAACAGTTTCGCATCGAGGCGATAAGCCATTTTTTCGGCCTGCTCTTTGCGGGTGTGGTGGGCAACGATACAAAACATCATTTATGCTGCCAGAAAGCGCTTTCGCGCCCGATCCCATTCGATTTGAACACGGTATGCACAAGCGGACCAGTTATGAGCCGATCATAATTTCGATAACCCACCATGCCGAATGCAATCATATCACCCACTGAAAGCGTCTTTTTGCGCTTGTCCCAGAAGTTAGCCGATTCGACCTGTGAATAAATCCGAAGAATGGCATGGGCAAACAACATGATGTCATCACGATAGCCACCCAGTAACCCGGCATTCAGCATCACGTCATTCTGATGGTCACGAATGAATTCCTGATAAATCGGTTCAGGGTGATTGGCTGTTGCCCATTCATCCGCATAGGTTTTCGGTTCTGATCCAACATAGAGTTTTCCAGGGATCATGTGGTCCCACGGTTCTCTGAGCATTTCGACATCCGTCCCATCGGTACACCAGACTTTTTCGACCTCAGGATGTTGGCGCAGGTATTGCCAGACATGAAACCAGCGAAGGAAATAGACATTCATTGAGGATTCGTGAACCGGATATAACACCCCTTCTTTCGGCGGTTCTTTGAGCTGGTCCGCGAACACAATCGGTCTGGCTCCGCGAATTGAACTTGACCAGCGATCGAGCAACACCGGATTCACCTCAAGACGTTTATTGCGCTGAGGATCAGGGAAAGCGGTCAGGAAACTGGTCAATACCACGTTATATTGGTCACGGAGATTCACAAAACCGCCATATTCGGCATAACGGCGTTTGTTATAAATGCTGACGTTACGTTTCACCTGTTGGTCGCGTTCGGCCCGGTTCACACTGCGTTTTACGCCCATGTGTTCATCAAGGGAGTAAATCAGGCGATTCGACCCCACCACATCGGCAAACGCCCAGCTGGTCAGAGAATTATGATAAATGCGCAGCGCCAGATCGGCGTGTTCATACATCCCGCGCTCATAAACCGGATCGAAACCACCCACTTTCTGAATCGCGCTGATGTGGTAATAAAGCATCACACCACGCTGGCCAGTATAGGCAATATGTTTATCATCCTGATAGAGAATCGATAAATCGCGCAATTTGATGTTTACGGCAAGATCAAGAAACTGATAGGCCAAATGCGGTTCGGGCGACTGAATGTAAGGTTGTTCCCAGCCTTCAGTGATCGGCCATGCGTCATCATCAAACAAAAACAGTTCTTCACATCCTGCATCAATCAGGGCGCACAAACTTGCATTTTTAGCCTGAACGATACCGCGAGACTGTTCAAACCGAATCAGCTCGACCCCTTCCGGCACCACCGCCGGGATCATGGACCCGTCATCAATAACGACTAATTTTGACCCTTGCGGCTGAAACTTCATGTGATTTTCTAACGCTTTAGTTAGGGTATCAGGTCGGTTATGTGTGGTGATAGCGATCCCAATCTTTGCGCTGTGGCGAACATTGGGCGCATAGCGCACACCATTAATGACGACATCCATTGGTGATCCTGTCGATTTAATGTTGAGTAAAATGGTTCAAAAAAGCCAGCATTGCGGCCAGCTCCTGATCAGAAGGTTCAATCAGTTCGCTTTCAATCCGGTTTCCGCTTTTTTTATCGCCTTCTTTCTCGAACGGATAAAAACCCATATCAAGAAAATAGGAGCGGTCCTTAGGTTCGACTTTACGAAAACCTTCCTTTAACAGTTCATCCACAGCCTTATCAGGATTCGTTTTCACAGGTTCGTCATCGTCGAACGGCGCGAATTTGAGGTTCAAGAAATAATGTCCTTCTTCGGGTGCATATTCATTCAGCACAGCCCGAAGGCGTTCGAACAGTTCTTGATGGTCCTCGCTCATGTTCCCTTCGGTTTCCACCAGCTGAAACGCCATTTTTTCATTATCCAGTCGGTCACCGCGCAGGATCGATTTAATGCCGTCCTTGCCGACTTTGCGTTTTGGGCGACCGGTGATCGAAATGCGAACCGGTAAGGGAATCGGAAATTCCGTGTGACCATTGACACCCGCGTTAATGATTTCACCTTTTTCGTCATAGATCGCCCAGTAGAGAGGCGTCGTTAATTTGGTGTGACCATTATCTAAGTGATTAATATTCAAATCATAATTCAATGTTTCAGGCATTCTGGGCTTTTCCTGACTTATGTTATAGGGTAATTAGGGATAGCAAACAAAAAATTGCCCATCAAGAACCTGAGGATTAGTTCGCACGGTTTGACACGACTTAAGATAAGAAGTCACTACTCTTTTCGCTCCTTTTCATGACTTAAGGAGTTGAAATGGTACAAATATTGACACCTCATCCGGGTGACGAGATCAAACGGTTGTTAAAAATCTACAATGTGACTCAGGGGAAGTTTGCGCATGACATTGGTGAATCTCCGGTTCTCGTCGATCGTCTGATCAAGCGCAAAACTGCCTTGTCGCCATCAATGGCCATAAAGATTGCCAAAGCGCTGAATACTACGGCTGTTGCCTTGCTTGAAATGCAGGCGCGCCACGACATTTCCCGCGCACTTCGGCATGAAACAGCGGAAAATGTGCCGATCTATCCTTTGCCTGACATGCTGAATCCCGATCGCTCAGATTGAGGCAAAAGATTTTACAATTACGTTAAAGTGACTCTCGGATTTAACAAGGGAGTTACTTTCATGTCCGAAAATGTTCATCCCCATCCCGGCCTGATATTGAAATGCAGACTCAGACATTTTCATTTGGCTTTTTTCGATCTGGCGACCCGAATCCGTTTTGACGAAGATGAATTAAAAGAAGTGCTCGATCTGAAACGCGCTATGTCCCTTACTTTGTGCGCTAAACTGTCGAAATTTTTTGGTGATGATGTCGATTTCTGGATTAAGCACCAGGTCAACTATGAACTGAGCCTTGTGGCATTTGAGACCAGTTATCCCAAACGCCACAAAGATGACCCTTTGAATTTACCCTTGCCCGATCGCTTCGGTTAACGGCATCCGTGTTGCCGCCTGCAAGGTATAAATCATGTCAATAAAACAGATTGCTGATAGCATATGCATTTTTGCGGCAACGCTGTTTCCGTTCTCCAGATCGATTTTCGCTTCAAGAAGCTCGTCGCGTGCTATTGCGAGCTTCTTCCTTTCAGACAGATTCATCATGATTTCTCGCTATAGAAACAAGGCATCGCCAATGCGATCAAGCAGATTCTGAATATTCGGCGTGACTTTCTTTCCGGCCAAAGCCACCTGTTGTGCATAATCAAAAATGCGCTCACAAGCTTCCGGGTTTTCCACAATCCGACTGAGATTCAAAAGAATGCGGTTAGCGGTGCGAACAAAATCGTTCGACAGCTTTTCTTCCAGCGAATCAGCGATGATTTCATTGATCAACGTGCTTTTCTGCAAAGTCGGTTCATTATTGCGGATCCGCTGAATCACCTCGATTTGCGCAGGTGTAGGATATTGCTCCGCAAAACCAATAAGATAAATCACATCGATAAGGATGATCGAATAAAGCAAATCCTTATCATAAGTGTCGAATGGTTCAGGTGAATCAGTCATGTTACCTCCTTTAGGTAGTTATCTTAGACTTAACGATTCACCGCCACCCTATCCTACCATTTGGAAATTAATACTTACTCTGTGCGATCAAGATAATAATCGATGTCCAGATCCAGGCATTCAGCCAGCTCACGCGCTAACACCTCTTCGGACTGGGTAATGATGCCATTGCTCTCGACGATTTTCATGAAGAGCACCAGCAACCGGTGAGCCACTTCTTCACGTTCACTGAACATCGACACGGTATAAAAGATTTCATCCAGTGCGTTGTGAAAGTCGCGATCGAGTTCGGCGCGCTGGCGCTGGGCAAGTTTGCGCGAGATAAATCGCGCATCACCTTCCAGACCTAACGCCTCGAATTCCTCGTTCAGAATGGCTTTCAGATCGTCGTTGAAACTGCCATTGGCATAAACGGCAAGATAGATGACCTTAATTCGTGAAATGAGTTCGTTCAGTGCGATATCACCGGACAGTGTCATATTCACTCCTTAGGTCTGTCAGGGACGTTTACCTTTCATCAGCAGCCAAAGGGCGGCCAGTAAAACGCCATCAGAAAAGCTCGCCGCAAAACTTCCCAGCAGGTGAAAGCAGATATAGAAAACCACAAACCCGGTGAAATAATAATGATTGGGGTATCTGTTTTTATTCAAGGTGATTTTCCAGCCGCAAACCCAGTACTAGGGCGATCTGTTCCAGAACTTTCATTTCAGTGGTTTCAATGTTGCCATCTGCCTCAGCAATGGCAACTGCCACATCTAGCACGTCTTCGGCTTCACGCTGATCCCCTTTTACGTCTTCAATTTCACGTAAAGCCGCACGGCGACCGATCTTGAAATCTGTTTCCAGCAAATTGACAATTTTGGTCGAAATGTCCTGTAGTTCACTGGTGAAGTTATAAAGGACCGGATTCGTTTTCAGCACCTGATCGATTTTGGCGCGTTCAGTCGGGTCACAACTGCCGTCCGCATAGGCCACAAGCCATGCGGCATTCACGACAGCCTGAGCAAGATCGCGTTTATCAAATTTGGTGATGTCGTTGGTCACACGACGGGCGCGTTTTTTCAAAAATCCGAACATATGTCATTCCTTTTAAGGGTGAGCCAGTGCCCAGGAGAACACCCACAGAGAGAGACAAGTGAACTCACCTGACTCACCCTTGAAAGGCTCTCTGATTTTAAAATCGCTTGGGCAAGCGAGGGTGAACCCTGAACGATTGTTCAGGATTTTGGGAATTGAGGGATCGTCAGCGCACGGAGTGCCAGGTGTTTTCCCATCACTTCGAGGGCTTTCTGAATGGTGTCGATTTTGGTGGCGTGGTTAAGATCGAACAAACGGGTGATTTCCTGTCGCTTCAGACCCAGGCGGCGCGCAAGTTCTGAGTTTGACACATTCTGGTGGACCACTTCGTTCAGTAACAACACCTTCGCAGCAACGGAAGCCGGAACGGTGATGAAATCGCGGTCAAAGTTACCAGGCAACGGGATCGCCTCGCGACTGAGGAAGAAATCATTGAACACACAGATAAGCGCGTTCTGACAGGTTTCAAATGCTTCTTCGCGCGTCTTCCCGCGCCCTTCTGCCTCAGGCAGATCGCGACAAAACACAAAGTAACCTCGGACATCAGAATAAACATCGACTGGGTAACGCATATCACCGACATAGTTCAGGATTGAAGCGGCGATTGTAAACAAAAATAACAGACCAGACCACACAAGATGTGCAAAAAAACCCCGTCATCCAACGGGGTCAATGCTTGCAAATGTAGAGCTGAGGTAACGTGTGGAATGTTTAGGTAATAAAATTAAATTCGTCTGAGTAAATATTCAATACTTTACAAAGCCCCGACAGCACGTCGATTTTTTCGGTCGGGATCTCTTTATTCGATTTAATCACATCAAGCGACATATTGATGATTTCAACCGCCTGTTCATGATCAAACGGGATGGCGGCTAAACCGGCTAACAGGCTTTCCTGTGTATGTTGATAATTTATTTTTAACCGACTCTGAATATCATCCAGCACTTCTAAGGCGAAATCAGATTCATGATTCATCCGTTCAGATTGATGGATCTGAATATAAATTTCTTCAACTTCGTTTTCGGTCATTCTGCCTGAGACCATCGCCACAAGGCACATGGAACCTACCGCCGCAAACGCAAATTCTTTTTCTTGAGTTAATGTCGCATCCATAAAGGTATTCTCGCACGTAAGTTATTATCGATAGCAAAGCAGATCGGCATTCTATCGCTGTCGTGGTGCGAAGAAATTTGCAATTTTGCAATTTTTATTGATTTAAAAATAGCCAGATTGCCAGACGCACATGTTCCAGATAATGCGATTTTTCACTGATCGCTCAGATTAATACGTTTTTAAAACCACAGAAAAATAAAATCACCTCAGCCGTTGTAATACTGTATCAACGGCGCTAAAGATGTTATCCACTTTGAATGATTTTGGCCGCCAGGATAGGCGGCCATTTTTTTACTACAAAGCGATCAACACGTAGAGGTTCACCACCCACAATCATTCCCTGAGTCTCGTGGTCACATGAAATGAAGGTGGGTGATTCAGGATCATCAACAAAGGAGACAAAATGAGGCAAAGCATTTGGCGGATTTCTGACCCTGTGCGTTCAGCTTATGCACTTTTTTTCAATCCATCAAGATGACCAAAGTCATTTTCGCACGCTTTATTAATCTTTTTGTCGTGTCACATGCTTTAAGGCGTCTTCCGCGCGACTTTCCTCACGAAAACAGACTTGAATCATTTCCTCAAAGACCGGAAATACAAAGCGATAAAAGGCCGACTTTGAAAATCCCGGTACAATCGCAACAATTGCCCGAAATAATCCGCTTCCCTTGACTCTTTTAAAACCTCGCCCTGAACAGCGTGGACATGGCTTCATCACGCGCTGGTGAAATTTAGAAAGCGTTTCACTGTCACAGACGCTGCCACGGCCTTTGCAGTATTTACAGCGGGTTTCCGGTGACTCAGCAGACCGGCAATAATCCTCATAGGCAAACAGCGCGATTAAGTAGATCGCCTTGCCGCGTATGTGACCTGATACGTCCTCAAAACATTTGGCTTTGGTCAGTTTCCGACGAATCAGTTTCATCAGATTTGTGATGGCTTGATTTTTATCGTTCTGACTGATTCCCATCTTGCCAAAGAACGCTGACATGCCAAAACCTGATTCAGCCTGTGCCAGACCCAGCGCGGCCATCACATCGTAGGTCATTAACCTGTCATCGCTGGTGGATCGGGTTTCATCGGTGATATGAGTCGTTTTGGGGAAATGGAAACGAACGGTTTTTTCGAGGTTCATACTTTTTCCTTTTCGCGGCGGCGCTTCTTGAGCTGGTTAGCGCGTCGGTTGAAAATGTCGGTGAGGCGCGTCAGATAATTCACGGAATGATGGTGAAACGAATTATCGACCTCAAGTCGTATTACAATCGACAGCCCGAAACGGTAGATCAGACCCTTGCGAAGATTACGGGCATTGCCGGATAACTGCCGATTGCAGGTCCAGCAGCAGGTGACACAATTAAACACATTGAAGCGCAGCTGTGCGGCGACCGCCCGCGACCGGTAATGACTGGCATCAACGAACTGACCGGGTTTGTTTGGATTATTGTCGTTCAGCAGGCATCCGCAGGCATGGCACGGACGACCTTCATCGCGAATGCGGATATAACGGTTAAAGGCGTTCTGGGCTTCTTTGTTCACATCGGCCCAGCTCTTCGGCTTCTCATGGATTCCGAGGCGCAAAGCGCGCCGTTCTTTCCGTGCCTGGTTTTTTTCATCCAGCTTGCGGTTCCATGCCAGCGCACATTTATAATCTGAACAGACATGCTGAGTGGTGAGCCAGGGAAGGAAAAGTTTGTTGCAGATGGGACACCGTTTTTCTTTTGGGGTTGCGATCATAATGAGTCCTTTTAAAGTAAGGTTCAGTCATGACGCTGAGGATGATTTGTATAAAAAAGCCAGCGGAAATGCTGGCTGAATTGATTATTATATTAACGCCAAAGCGTGTTGATAAGGGATCGGGCGGATTTTGGTATGTAATTTGACATCGGTAGAAAGGCACTAACGACAAAAAATCTTGGATCGGCGGTCAGGTTCTTTTCTGTTTTGACACCCTTTCGTGAGTAATCTCGAATAAGGTTATTTGCCTCGACTTCATTCATAGGATAATGCTGAAACCACGATCTTTTCATTTTTCACTCTCTTACGTTACGAAGTAATTGATCCAGTTTATAGACTTTTGACCCCTGCCGAACGGATTCCATTAACGATAACTGTTCCTGCTCTTTTTGTTTCTGAGTCTTTTTTGAGGGGCGACGTTTCGTGTACAGGGTGCCATAATTCGGCAAGCGTTCGGCCAGACAGTAATTAGCACCTGTTACTTTCAGTAACTTTCTGCGAAGAATATGTTTTTTGTACATATCAAAAATCACATCTTTCAAAAGATAATAAGGGATCCGATCGCGACAGGTTGAATAAATCTGGTCGGGAGTGCCAAAGTCACGTTCGTTAAGAAAGTCCGTTATAATTTGTTCAACAATTTCGATTTCAGAGGGTTTAACGTTTTGCATGATGACCTTTGGTTTTTATCAGCGTTTCACCGGCATCGTCTAACGCCTGATGAATATCATTTAATTTGAACTGAGCATTGCGAATGCGCCCACGGGTGTTTACTTCTTCCCGCTTGAGATGGGCCAGATTATCGCGGCGCGTTTTGATTTCACCCCGAAGCGCCCGAAGTTCCCAATCAAGCCGGGTTTCTTTCTTCGCCAGGGATAACAGATAATCGAACGGGTCCAGTGTTGCCTGGCAAACCCGGCAACTGATCGCCCTGTCGAATTCACTGACCAATACATTTGCATGGGGGCAACGCCGCGCGGCTTCAGGCTTTTCTGCCTCCACGAAATTCTTCATTTCATTGATATCAGCGTTCGGGTCTCTGTGAACCCAGATATCAATGACATTATCATTTGACGACATGATTATGCCTCTTGTTGACGCTTCAGTTCGAAGAACTCAGAGGTGAAAGGAACCCGTAACAAACAGCCGATTTCAAGACACCACGCCTGAACCTTCGTCATGAAATGGAACATTTCACCGGTCTTAAGCTTAGAGGTATGGCGTAGTGTTTCCCTCACAATCTGAGCGCCCGTTTTTACGTCAGTAAACGTGGTTTCCTCAAAACCGAGAAAGGTATATTTCATCGCATCCTTACACCATTCAGGCGAACAGAATGGGCGACCATGTTTGATCAGATACCGGCTTAACTCACCCATCCAGGCATGAAACATCGCATTCTGGGTCAGGGTCCGTTTTTCTCGCCACGGTTCCAGTCGGAGCCGGAATGACTGCCCCGCCCGAAGTTCCTTTTCGAGCGTTTGTTTTATTTCGACAAAATTAAGCTGATTAAGACGAATCCCTTCAGGTGGGATTAACATCATTCCTCCTGTTTCTGGTCTCGCTTGAATTCAATGCGCTGGCGCGCAATAGAGAGATAATCGGCTTCTTTTTCAATGCCAATAAAATCAAAATTATGGATCGCCGCAGCCTTGCCGGTGGAACCACTCCCCATGAAGGGATCGAGGATGGTTCCGCCAGGTGGTGTGACCAGCAAACACAGCCAGCCCATCAGACTTGTGGGTTTCACGGTCGGATGGTTATTTTTGGACCGGGAATCCGAAACCGATAACACCCCTTCTTCCCGATCAATTTTGCTGGTTTTGGCGCAATAGAAATATCGGGCAACGCTGCCTGAATCCGTATATTCACTACTCTGGTGGTTATCCATTAAGAACTTCGTTCCGGCGACTTTGGCGTTTCGGCTTGCCTCGCTACGGTTCCCGGTCGATGATGATTGTGGAAAGTGTTTAGTCACCGTATAACTTCCGTCATGACAGAAATTTGCAGGCCAGCGCCCAGACACCTCTGATCCTTCAGCACCATCAGGCATCCCCGATACTGACATGTGTAAACTGTTACCTCCGGGTTTATTGTGGGAAGGTGGATTGAACCGGGTTTCATTGCCAATGCGACAGGCATCGATATTGATGGCCCCTGTGCCGTGCGTAATCACGTTAGCGGCAACCTGACCTGAAAACGGCTTTCTGGCCATGCAAATCGGTTCATGGGCGGGTTTGAGTGCCGTTCCCCACCCTTCCCATTCCTTCGCAAGTTCAGAGGTCGGAACGGTCACATCAAATTCACTTTTATAACCGGCACTTTCAGGATTACCGGATGTGAACTCACCACTTCCACCCGCAATCCCATTTGAACTGTGACCGACAATTGTCGGTTTCACGCCTTGCGCTTTATCGATGGCTTTGCTGATGTTGTGGGATTTGGGGAAGCCTGAGCCATATACCCACATAATCTGATCTCGGATTTCGAATCCAGCCATGCGAATCGCGATGGTGCCTAAATCATAGGTTCGTGCGCCAAAAAATGAGAGAAGATGACCACCAGGTTTGAGAACGCGAAAACATTCGCGCCAAACGGACGGACCCGGCACAAAACTGTCCCAGCTCTTCCCCATGAAACCATTCCCTTTGTGTTTGTAATCATCCCCGTTCAGCCAGTGCGTTAACACCTCCGTCATATCCGGCGCTTTGCTTAAGCCATACGGCGGATCGGTAATAATACTGTCAACGGAGTTTTCAGGAAGGGTTTTAAGCACATCCAGACAATCGCCATGATGCAGATTCAATTTCATAAAAATCTCTTTACTTCAGGTGAGAGAGTTCATAAATCAAATCTTTGTGATCGTGTCACTCTGGCCAGCATAGCATGGCCAAATCCATCATAGAAACTGGCGGAAGGAAGATTTGCATCAGTGGAATTTTGAGTTATTTTCCACAAATCTCTTCAATTCTGGCCGGAATCAAAGAGGCAAAGTCTGGATTGATTTCACATAGTATAGTCTGGCGGTCGAGATTTAAAGCAACAGCACCGGTTGTTCCTGTCCCAGCAAAAGGATCGAGAACAACACCATTTTTAGGCGCTCCAGCCAGTATACAAGGCTCAATGAGAGCAGGAGGAAACGTTGAAAAATGCTTTCCCTTAAAAGGTCTGGCGGGAACTGACCATACTGAACGCTTGTTACGCCTTTCAGTAGGTTGCCACGGTATACTGGATGCCTGACTGTTTGGCCTGAAATGTGAACTTCTTTCTGTCGAATCTTTTCTTTGCTTGTTTCCTGATGGCCTTCCTTTTGATAACTCACGGATCGATAAATGATCAAAATAATATTTTTTATATTTGGAAAATAGGAATAAGTATTCGTGACTTTTAACACACCTGTCAGTGACGCTTTCTGGCATAGGATTTGGTTTATGCCAGATAAGATCCTGCCTGAGAATCCATCCGCTTTCCTTTAAGGCAAAAGCCAGTTTCCAGGGCATCCCTTTTAAGGATTTGTCTTCACCATAACTGTCACCCATATTCAGCCATAGGGTGCCATCTTTTTTTAAGACCCTGAACACTTGATTGAAAACATCAATTTGGTTGGAAATATATTGTTCTTCACTTTGTTCCAACCCAATTTGATCAGGATGTAAATAATCCCGTAATCCGTAATAGGGCGGACTTGTAACACAACAATTAACCGTTTCGTCAGGTAATGTCCTTAGAAATTCACGACAATCACCGACATGAATTTTTGCTCCCATTCGAATTCCCTGTGAAGATTAGCGTGAGAATGTAAATATTTTTTCGTCAAATTTATCGGAAACAGCATCAAAAAAAGCATTAATAAATTCAGATGCCACCTGTGGGACTATGGCATTGCCATAACCGCGCAATCGTCCCATTCTGGCGGGAAGCCCATCAGCCAGCGGGAATGAGCCGGGTTCAACTGCCCGGAATTTCCCATCATAGCATCTGAGCCAATCCGCATCAGACCAGTGCAGGAAATTCGAATAGGCGTCAGGGATGAATGTTTCAGAAACCCCTGTTCGGTCGCATAGTCCAGCCTGTCGAACATCCGGTTTTTGCCATCCATTCGGATTGTGGTCGGACCACTGCCTTTGTAATCGCTGGTGGTCGCTGTGGGCCAGTGCGTCAGAATAACCTGGTCCTGAAGGTTGAGCTGGCGACCGCGCTGATTGCGAATTAACAGTTTGTCCCGATCTCTGTAGGCTCTGACGGTGGCGTTCTGGGCGCAAGGAGTGGGCCAGGCGATGCGCACCAAAAAACAATCTGTTGCGCTGGTGAGGTGCGCCGACGCTTGCAGCTGGCAATACTGCCGATGCGCATTCGTATTCTTTCCCTTCCAGATGAATGAATAGATCATCGAGCCAGCCTTTTGAAATCGATGCGCTAACCTGTTCGCCAAAAATGACTGGAGGTTGTTTTGCGTCGACAAGCGATAAAAGGACGGGTGCAAGGTGGCGTTCATCTAATTTCCCTTTTTGTAAACCTGCCGTGCTGAAGGGCTGACAGGGTGGTGAAGCGGTCCAGATTGCCTGATCGTCATCAATACCCGATAACCGAAGGGCATAACTCCAGCCCCCTATTCCGGCAAAAAAATGACATTGTTTAAATCCGGTCAGATCTTCTGGGGTGACGTCAATAACACTGCGTTCATCTACTTCACCAGGAGCTATTAAATTGGCGTGAATCAGAATGCGAAGCCAGGCGGCGCATTTGGGATCAATTTCATTGTAATAGGCGGACATATTGGCTGGTTCAAAATAAAAGGGCGTGAACGCCCTTCTGTTAATGACTGGCTTTTAACATCGCTTTCATTTTGGCGATGTGCGTCAAGGCGACTTCTGGCGGTGTCACAATCTGGTGTTTTTCAACCTGTGCGACAGGTTCTGGAATGTCAAAACCCTGAGCAAGTTTCTTTGAAAGCCGTTTAATTTCTTGATCGCAGGTCTTTAATGCTTCCTGAACGGTCAGGGATAAATTTGTCATTTTGCTACTGACTTTCGTCACTAACCAATATTCAGCATGAGATTGCCACGGATAATCTTCAGCTGACCGAAACTGAAACCGTTTGGCCCTGAACATCATCACCGAATCATAAAGTTCCTGGGCATCAGGCAAACCGTAAATATCCGGTAAGCCGTCTTTGCACCACGAAATAAATTCACCGGGCGACGGAAGAAAGGGTTTTTCATGTTGTCTTGCCCTTTTCATTCCGGCTTCAATCTGGTCAGAACGATATATTTCATTTTCCGCTATCGCTTTGACCCACTGACGACGCATTTCGTCGAACTGTGCCTGATCCTGAATATTGTGCATCATGGCCGGAAAGATGGCCCTGAGTTGCTTAAAGAGATCATTGAAAATCGCGATGGCTTTTTTTGGCACCGGATCAGCATGGTGATCAGGATAAGATTGCGCGATAAGAGAAAGTTGAACCGCATCCCGATCTTTTATGGCTTGTGTTATATCCTTCATATTTTCAAACCTTCTGCCCAATCATCATTATCAAAATCGATATTGGTCCGTTCGTGGGTTTTGGTCTTCGACGTACCTGTTTGACTTTTCGGGTAAATCTGTTCCCAGTGGCGACGAAGATTAGAAGGACTTAACACATTTGTTTGCCAGAATCCATCGGAATTCGCCCATTTGAATGTTTTGGCGATCGTCCGGTGGTCGCATTCCTTGCCAAAGCGGATTAATCGAATGTCATTCGCCCAGCTCGACCACACAGGTTCTTTGACCGTTGCGCTTACCTGAGTGACAAAATCATAAATCCACTTTGCCAGGCGTAAATCATCAGCTGTACCCCAGAACTTGCCGCTGGGCGACTGGATCGCCGCGTCGGATCGAATCTTAGATCGGGATCTACCTGAGGATCTACCCTTTTTTGACCGCGACGAAGAAGTGTTTTGTATTTCAGTATTGTTATCAGTATTGTTCTGTGTGCCGCCGGGTGTACTTTGAGGTGTACCGGCGCGTGTACCGCCTACCACCTTCAAGGCCGCGCCATTAATGGCTTTGGGTGTACCGTCGGGTGTACCGGAAGGTGTACCATGAGGTGTACCGCTTTCTAAGTCCTGATATTGGCAATAATTTGTGATGAAGATAACGGATGCGAACGGGTTACTTTTCACCTTGATCATATTCTGGCTTTCAAAATACTTCAGGATCCGCAAAACATGACGTTTTTGGATCGGCGATCCTTTTTCATCATGAACCCGACTGGCGAGAATGGTGGAGGTGGTGACAAGTTCACCGGGCTTTAGCGCCCATGTTTTGCCGACGAACTCCACTGACCGATCACGAAAGGATGCCTCAGAGAGAAGACGGATCCAGATCGCGAGTTTGATCGGATCTTTTGTCCATTCAGCGGAAAGAAGGCTTCGAAACAGTGAAAAGTGTCCCTGTTTCTGGTTTTGCAATTTATTCCCCCGATGGTGATTCTCCTGTGTAAAATCATGCAAGGTGAAACGCGTTTTCATTCGGCGTTCTCCTTGCGGTGGTCGTCCTGAATACCCTTATCAAATGTGTTATTTTTTAATGTGCGTGTTGTTATGGCCATAGTGATATACTCACCATGAGACGAGTAAACGATCATGTTTCCACCTCTGAAGTCAGCGATCAAAAGGTTCCCTGCCCCACAGGGAACCTTTTTTATTGTTATTCAGATAACTTCCCCAGACTGATCAAAGGAAGCGAAAGTGTTCGAATTCGTCTTGAACAAGCTTGACGTTTTGCAGATAATGTGAATGTTGTACGCTTTTTGATTCCTTGCTCATGCGCGTTTAACTTTCGGGTTTGGCGCGCATTTCTTTTATTAAGAGTCCAGCTACCTCTTTTGCCAGTCTCCGCAAATCCTCGTCTTCTACACCATAACCGATATAAGCAAGGAATAAAGCGAACTTGGGTATGTGGGTTTTCTTCCAGCGAGAAATCTGTGATCGGTCGATCCCAATCGCGTTCGCGATGGCTTCTGTGCCGTGAATGTTAATGGCGTTAAGAAGGGTCGATTCAATCTTTAAAGCTGTGTGAACGTGTGTATCTCGCATTGGTTAAACTCCTAAGTGTTGTCATTGGTATGGTTTGGAACGCCACGACAAGGACTCCGCGACTATTTACAACTTAAGTATTTCTTTTGTCATAAAAAAGTCAAAAAAGAAGCCCTTGAACGTTCAAAAATCCTGCCGATAACAATAGACAAGCTTTTGCGGCGTTCGCTTTGGTGTTGCGCTATGATGCGCACCACTTGTGAGCGAATACGAAAGTAATCGTCTCAATAAAATACTGATTGTTAAAGAACAGTGAATGGTTCCATTACGGCTGAGGGAACAATTCGGGCAAGTCCGGGCGGATTTCATGGGGTTGAAACTGGCCATCAGTCGCCCGCGACAACGCATTGACATGTTCAGGCGAGATCGCATTAAGACCATGTAACCACTTCCAAACAGCCCCCTGTGTGACGCCGCAGGCTTCCGCCAGCTTCTTCTGGCTGCCATGCTGTTTGATGGCAAACCGGATGATTTCGTTCACAGGTTTAATTACCTCAGTATTTAAAAGAATGCAAATCATAACTCTCTAGGTAGTGGATTTTCAATACCTGGACAAAACGAGGTCTAAATTTAAGATGTCATTAGCTGATCGGCTCAAAGCGATGTTAGTTGATAAGGAATTGTCTCAGGGAGAGCTTGCGCGCCGTGTAGGGGTGACACAAGGCACAATTTACAAACTTGTTGCAGGACATGCTAAGTCAAGTAAAAAACTTGTTGAGATTGCATCCGCACTAAACGTGCGCGCTGAATGGTTATTAACCGGAAACGGACCACAATTTATTGATGAATCCGACGCTTTTAACCATACTTCGGACCGTCACGATTTTGGCGAACACCCTGAAGGGGTCAAGTTCGCAGACGTCACGGTTCCATCTCATGCGGATGAAATAGCAATCCCGTTACTCCCTGATATTGATAGTGCTTTTGCCATTTCTCCGTTCCCGTTCACCACATATAGCGGTCCAACGATGTTAGTGAATAAACAAGATATGAAAGACTTCGGCGTTGACATTAACCCTATAGATTTTGTGGCTTTCTCTGTCACTGGTGACAGTATGGATCCTGTCATGCCAGATGGAAGCAAAGTCATGTTAAATATTAATGATCGTCGCATTGTTGATGGAAAAATCTATGCCTTAGATCAAAGCAGCTGGCGAAAAGTTAGAATCTTATTCCGCTCCGGCCCTTCCGAACTGACCATGAGAAGCTTCAATCGCGAATGCTATCCTGATGAAAAAATCGCCATGAGCGACATCGAAGTCTTAGGCAGGATCGTTTTCTCTCAGCGTGGAATGTAATTGAAAGTAATCAAATGCTTACCGCCCGAAATCACCTTTTCGGGCTTGATAACTACCCCAGTATTCAAAATCTCTGCTTTGTGAACAAAATCACATCTTGCAATCAATATCCACAACCTAAGTAGTTGACCTGTTAAATCCCTTAGTATTTAATTGAGGCGTTGAACGGCGCAACATCATAACGTCGGTCGCCCGGCGGATTCAGGATGAATGGCAATGGTGCGAAAAAGCACTCATTCCGATCGCTGCTTTCTGAAGTTGTGATCTGAATGACTACTTAGGTCTGATAACGCGATGAAATCACACAGATTATGATTCTTTCCTACTGAAACCATGCTTTTTTAGGTCTGAACCAGGATTTCAACCGCCTATGGCTTCGCGTTTATCTCTCCTTCTCACGGCAAAGTTTGTGCGAATGGTATAAGTGCCTGTCATGGATTCGGTCTTAAGTTTCTGGACAACATCAATATCGATTTTTAACATCTGACGGTGGTCACGTCCTGATGATAGTGAATCGTAACTTAAGCAAAAGGAGTCTTTATGGCTGCACTGAATTTACCCAACAAACTTTGGCGTCCCCTGGCAGAAGTCAAAAATTTTGTCGAGAAAATGAGTGATGGCGTTCGCCTTCCGCAAATGAGCCAGAAAGTCAAAAGCTTTGCGTCGTTGAGTCGTAAAGATAAGGATATTCTGATTCGGTATCTGAACGAACGTGATTGCATTAATGTTATCCAGGCGCGACCATTATCCGGTGGCAACCTCACCACGTTTTTCTTTCATCAGAAATTTGGCCTCCCCTCTTCAATACCCGGCTTTGACTGGGATGGCAGACCCCCGAAAATCACCATGCCTGTAGAAGAGATACCTAAACACCTGCTCTCACCTGAACCTGTGCTTTCCGAACCTGTCAGTGATCCTGATGAAGAGGATGCGGAACAGGTAGATATGTCGGCGAATCCCGCTGATAAAAAATTGTCCGATCCCGTCGAAATAAAACCGGAAGTGGAATCCCCACCGGATGATGAGACAGAAGTAAATGGCAATCAAGTTGATGACCTTCGTAAGCGCGCTCTAAAAATGTTGATGGAGGCTGACAGAGCCGATCAATCCAGGTTGCCCCAGGTATTAACCACAGAAATTAAGCCCAAAATTGACGAGTTTATTAACCGACTGAATCAGGCAAATGATGCCGTTCAGACCACACTCGACACTCTTTATGATCAAATGGGTGAGGTGGATAAAGTCGCCATTGAGTTTAAAAAGTTCTGTGAATCCCTCTGAAACATCAAAAGGCCCAATCGGGCCTTTTTTAATATCAGGAGTGTTCATTTCATGCATACATGTCTTTCTTGTCAATTCCGCCGTTTCACTCACTATATTTCTATCAAAGCCCACAGCCTGATCACTTTTTTAAAACAGAAAGGGGATCCGAGTGTGTATTAAAAAAGCTGGTTTGCCCACCAGCACACCGTTAACAGAGAGCCTTACCGAATTCGAGTTTATTTCCAGTATGCTCGTTTGGTTACATTCAAAAGGCATGACATGCGACTTACACCAAAGGACAACCGACGCATTACTTCCATTATCAAGCAGCTCTCCGACGAAGACACTGAAAACATCCGAAACGAAGTCGAACGACTGCATTCCCTGAAGGCCCAGAATCCTCTGTTCCATGCCGTCATGGACTATCACCCATCCGAATTCACACCGCTGGTTGACGAATGGTTATCCCTTTCGGATATGGATTACCAGGTTCTGTTATCCGAATGTTTTTGGGATGCCCTGACCTTTCGTGTCACGCGTGAATATGCGATTCACCGATTTTTCTTTGGTGAACACCAGGATGAACCGTGAAACCCGGCGTCTATTTTTCTCTCTCGAATGCGGATTACCACAAAGGAGTTGGAATCAGTAAATCCCAGCTGGATGACGTGGCAATTAATATGGCCATCTATCAGTGGCGCAAAGATGCCCCTGAAGATGAAGAGAAGAAAGTACCGCTCACGATGGGAACCGCGCTCCATTGCGCCCTGCTGGAACCTGATGCGTTCACCGATCGGTTTATCTGCAAACCAGATTTTAACCGCCGCACGAATACCGGAAAGGATGAAGAGAAAGCCTTTCTTTCTGAAATGCTGGGTTCAGGCAAAACGGTTCTGACGCCTGAGAACTGGCGCAAGCTTCAGTTAATGCGTGATTCGGCTTTTGCCCACCCTTCCGCGCGTTGGCTTCTTGAGAAGCCTGGGCATTCTGAGGCGTCAATGTACTGGACCGATACCCAGACCGATCAGTTATGCCGGATCCGGCCAGACCGTTTCTTATCCTCAATGCCCGTGATAATCGATGTGAAGAAGGTGGCGGATATGTCGCGCTTTCCGCGTCACATCGCAGAGTTCCGTTATCACGTTCAGGATGCCTTTTATCGTGAAGGCTTCAAACAAAATTACGGTGAATTCCCTTCGTTCGTGTTCATTGTCGTCAGTGAGTCGATCGAATGTGGGCGCTATCCAGTCCGTGTTTATTCACTGAATCCTTATGATGTTGATGTGGGAAGGTATCTCTTTCGCCGAGACCTTCAGACTTTTGCGGATGCGCAGGCATCACGAAATTACAACGGCATTGAGGAAATCACGCGACCGGAATGGGATAAGAGGAATGATTATTTATGAATAACGTCATTGAACACGATCCATCTAACACCCGATCCGCCATCTTTAATCCCACCAGTCTTGAGAAGCTTCAGGCTTTCGCCGAACAAATGGCACTGAGCCGAGTGGCAATCCCGTCACATCTGGTTGGCAAACCGGCGGATTGTCTGGCTGTCGCTTTGCAGGCTGTCCAGTGGAACATGAATCCTTATTCGGTGGCACAGAAAACAAGCGTGGTAAATGGCAACCTCTGTTTTGAGGCACAGCTGGTGAACGCCATTGTGACCAGCTCACACGCGGTCAGTTCGCGCTTTAAATATGAATATGGCGGTCCGTGGGATAAGTACCGACCCGGCGATCGCAATGCAAACGCGGAGAAAGGTTTGTGTGTGCGGGTGGGTGCCATCCTTACTGGTGATAACGAACGTACCTGGGGTGAATGGTTACATCTGGAGTTCGTGAAGGTCCGAAACTCACCACTTTGGCAAACCGCCACAAAGCAACAGATCGGTTATCTTGCCGTAAAATACTGGGCGCGACTTTATACACCTGATGTGATTCTGGGTGTGTATACGCCGGATGAAATGGGTCCATCCCTTGAACGCGATATCACACCACACTCTCACGCCACACCCGATGATCTGAACGCCCTGATTATGCGAGACCAGGCGAACGAGACCGACCATAGCGCCAAAGAATCCCGCACACCGGAAGAACTTGTTCACTCCTTCAGTCTTGCGGCACAAAAAGCGCAGAGCCTGGAAGAACTTAATCAATGTTACGCCTATTGCCAGCAATACATCATGGAGGATCCGACCCTCAATAAGATTGCATCCGATGTCTACCAGTCCCGTCTGGATTATTTTTCCTAACCATAACTAAGACTGACTCTCCAACATTTGGGCCGCCTGGCCCATTTTTTTTCAAATTCCGCCCCGATAGCGAATTTTTTTGTGTTTGTTTTAGAGAACATGACGTTCGATTTATCAGGTGGAGCTATTTTTAGAGGCAAAAGAAGATGAACAAGCTTTTGAATCGTTTCTCATGGGATGACCTTAAGATCATTCAGGCCATCGGCGAATTTGGCAACCTCTCCCGCGCATCGGGTTTTCTGGATATCAACCATTCGACACTGTTCCGTCGCCTGGGTGCGCTGGAAGAACTGCTTGGACTGACCTTGTTTCTTCGGCATAGAACGCAATACGTTCCTACCACAGCCGGGGCGGAACTGATAGTGCTGGCTGGGAAGATGCGAGACGATCTGAAATGTGTACTGAGTAACGTCACAGAAGAAGTACGTGGGTTTGTGGGTGAAATCCGCATTGCCACGAACGATGCCCTTCTTCAGGATTATCTGACGCCCCTCATTGCCTCATTTTCTGCTGAGAACCCAAAGATCACCTTCTTTGTGTCGGTCGGAAATGAGGATGTGAACCTTGAAACAGGTGGCGCGGATATCGCATTCAGGGCGACTCTGAACGTGCCGGAAAATTTATCCGGTCGAAAGGTGGGTGTGGCGAAGTGGGCGATCTACGGTCATAAAGATGAATGGCCTGATGATAAGGTGACGCTGGATCAGCTCAAGTCTCACCGCTGGCTGGGCTTTACACCTTCTCTGTTTCGACTCAGGGCGCATAAGTGGATCGAAACCAACGTTGATAAGGCTAAGATTGTTTATCGCGGTGATTCGGTTCTGAGCATTGCCACGGCGATTCATAATAAGATGGGGATCGGGCTGATGCCTTTGATGCACACCCGTCATTATGATGATCTGGTTCGCTTAAGTCCGGTCTTCAATGATATTCAGGAGGAACTGTGGTTTTTGGCACACCCTGAGGTCAGGAAGTCAGCCAAAGTGCGTGAGTTTATTAATCACTGTGCGCAATATATTTCTGAACATCAGGAAGAAATCTTTAATGAAAGAACCGCTTAGATTGATCCGTTTCTTCATGCTTAATTGCGTATGGTAAAACCTCAGAGGGAATCAGAACGGATCAGCTCCTGTAGACCGGTCGTCTCCCAGAGAAATCTGGGTTGTCAGAGAGCTAACCCCCTCGTTGATGATGTGTCTCTGATTCCCTCTGATCTTCGCCATTTGCATAACAATAATATGGATGTGTCGTGAATTGGCTATCACTGCCTGAACTTAACTGGTTCAGGCATTTTTTTTATCTGAAATCCGGTTTGCTGTTTATTTATTCAATTTTGTTTCAGTATTATCCGTAATGTCCCGGCGTGTTCATTTGAGCGAATTCCATTTTTTTTCGTCAATTCCATGTTTGCAAAAGTGAAAAGACACCCCGGAAAGATTTTGGTTATAGTTATTCCCGTCGACAGGATGAAGAGAATTAAACATTCCTGAAGACATTTGAAATAACAATGACCATTTAAAGGAAGATTCACATGACTGATATTAAAGCTGTTGCCGTTGAACCAAAAAACTTGCTGAACCCACATAACCACGCACTGATCCTGCTGGACCACCAGTCTCAGATGGCGTTTAACGTTAAGTCTATCGACATCGGCACATTGCGTTCAAACGTTGCCATTCTGGCTGAGGCAGGTAAGGCTTTTGGTATCGACACCATCGTTTCCACTATCAGCCGCAGTGATTTCGCGGGTCCGGTGTTCCCTGAACTGCTGAAAGCGTTCCCTGACACCAAATCTTATATTAACCGCACGACTTCTGATGCCATCGAAGATCAGAACTTTGTGGACGCGATTAACGCCACCGGCAAAAAACGCATTGTGATTGCAGGTCTGTGGACCTCAGTTTGCCTGAACGGTCCGGTTCAGGGTCTGCTGGAACAAGGCTTTGAAGTGTATGTTGTGGCTGATGCCTCAGGCGATATGACCCACGAAGCGCATGTTATGGCGATGCACCGCATGATCCAATCTGGCGCGGTGCCAATCACCTCAACCGCGTACCTGTTAGAGCTTCAGCGCGACTGGGAACGCAAAGAGACTTATCCGGCAACAATGGAAATCTCGATTGCACACAGCGGCGCATTTGGCGTGGGCATCCAGTATGCTTATGACATGGTCCACGGTAATCGCGGTATCGAATAACCCACTCAGCAATGCTACTCCTGACAATGTTATAGGTGTTCCTCACCAGGGAATGTCATAATAAAAATATGTTCCTCTGTTATTTTTACCCCCGCTCTCCGGCGGGGTTTTTTATTTCCTCCTTCATCCCTTCCCTTTTCTTGCGCCCTGATCGACGGGTGCGCTTTGCTATGGAGATTGGATCATGTCTGATTACATCACCTTGCGAGAATGGAACGCCCGACAAATCCGACCGCGTTCAATGGAACAGGTTCGGCGATGGGTGAGAGCGGGTAAACTCTACCCACCCCCATATCTCGAAGGTCATGAATATTTAATACACGAAACCGCTGTTAAGATTAATCCCACCCAGCCGAAACAATTTGCTTCCGATAATAACAAATTGATACTTCGCGACCGGATCAGAAAAAACAAACGTTGAATCCCTGCTTTTGCTGATTGCTTTAATCGGTGATTTCTTAATCCCATTCGCTCATTCTGCTACTTTTCATGATCTCTGAATGTCATTATCCAGATAATCAATGACTTCGCGAGGTAAGAAAGATGAAAGAGGGTTATTACATCATCACCATGACCAATTCGGCGGGGGTGTCTACCACGGCAAAACTTTTTGTCAGAGATAATCAGATCATTGGGGAAGGAATAAGCTTCTCGTTTTACGGGTCGATACATTTTAAAACGATGGTGCTGAATGTCTCACGCAATAAAGCTTCGACCTATTCCCCGATACTGGGTGATTATATCGGCTATTCCTTTCTGGGGGCGCTGAGGGAAACACCAGAAGGTTATGATCTGGAACTGGATGCAGCGAGTGACCTGTTTGTAAATATCCGCTTTACACGTACAAAAGCTAACGAAGGTGATGAATGCTCGATGGAATTTATCGATTAACCCTGACCAATAAATTCGGCCAGGTGGATCGCTTTCCTGCCGCCCTGACTCAGGGAGAGTTAACCGCATGGAATGCGAACTTTTCATTGTCAGGTTCAGTAAATTATTACAGTTCAGAAATCTATATCATGAAGGCCATTAAACAAACGGTTTCTGATTCGGTAATCAGTGATTGTGAACGGTATGCTTTCAAAGGGATGACCACTGTTCATAGTGACGGTTTTTCCGTCATCGAGTCTGACGGCCTTCAGCTTGTCCTGGTTGCCATTAAAGAAGAAAATTATATTCATGTTTAATAAGGTACGCGCTATGCATAATTTACAGAGAGTAAGTTGCAAACAATCCATGCTTTTTCCCGAACGAAACGATCGCTGTAAAGTCGCACGTCTGTTCACACGACCCGACGCCCATAAGCTGAAGACATTATTGAAAATTAATGGTGAACAGTTCGCCGATCTGTTTGGGGTCAGTCCTTCACTGGCTCACGGCTGGATGAATGGAACACGAACACCTAAAGGTGCCGCACGTAAATTGTTGTTGCTAGTGGAACGTAATCCCAAACTGATTGAGGAACTTAAGCAAGTTTAATGACACGCTGAATAAAGCAGACGTGAACATACACAACGTCTGCTTAAATTTTGATCTTCCTGATTTTTTTGTGCCTCTCAACTCACATAAAACCTGCAAAATTGCACATTGAATGGAACGAATTAAACATTTTTTTTACATAACTTAAGAAGCCCCCTGATTCTTAAGGTCATGTCATGCATCTTAGAAGCCTGAAGCCCGCCTTCAAATTTGGTAAAACAGCCGCTGTAAAACCTGTCACTGAAGAAAAGAAATACCCGACTTCCCCACCCGCCCCACCACCACGACCACCGTCCTCGCGCACTTCGCCTGTTTCATGCAAGCTCGATCTTAATAACAAAGGTTTACTCTCGTTCGAAGCGGGTGAGAATGCTGATATTCTCGATCCACTACTCAATCGCACCCTGTGTCATCCGATGATGACCTATCAGGTATGCATTGCCAGCCCTAATCGTAATCGGCATGTGTTGCTGGATAAAACCGGTCGCCTGATTACTCTTGCCACGACGCCTGAAGGATTCATTGGGATCACTAACAGTGAACAAAAGCCGGAATGGGCCGCGCCTTCTTCAAAATCCAGTCTTTTTCATCGTCGCAAAAAAACCACACCGCCAAATATTTCGATGGCAGATCAGTTCATTTCCATCAACGGAAAAAAAATTGCACTACCTGATTCTTCCCTTAACGAATATCTGACAGAAACCACATCAGACAAATCCGGTCGATATCGCCTGCACATGAAGCGCCTGTTCCGGTTCAATGCTGCGGCGAACTGCTGGGAAACTTGCGGGGATCAGAGCCAGAAAAAAGCGCTGCTTTCACGTCAGGGTGATGGCAACGTGTGGACAGTAACCAGTGATAAAACCCTCTCCACAGTCGCACCGATTCCGAAAGGGTTTGGGGCGCTCAGTGATGAGATCGCATCGATTGGCCGCGCGACCTCGCAGGCACAGAAAAGCTTTCTGCCTGAAATGAAGTTCGATCGGAAAATCGAACACTTCTCTGTGAGTCGTGATGGTCAGGCGATGGTTCAGCTCAGTAACGATGACGATAAAATCCAGCGCATCCACTGGATTGAAAACGTCCAGAAGCCGCATGAAAAATTTGAACTGACCTTACCCCACGGCATCAGCTGTCGAAAGACAGCGCTGTTTGATCAGACCGTGTTCGGCATCGATGCAAATGGCAAGCTTCGTTGTGCGCCCTTTCCCAGCCACGAGAATAAAACTGTTCGCTTTGATTCCGCCGCGCTGAATGTTCGCGCAAAACAGATTACCGATAATATTGCCGCAAAAATTGGTACTGGATTTAAGTTCGAAGACGTGTTGAACGTGAGCGCTGATGGCCTGTGTTTCGTGTTGAAAGATAAGAATGACCGGCGTCATTATATCGCAGTGAATAATGACAGAACAAATCCTGAGGTGATCAGCGCCTGGAATGTCACGGACTCGATGATCCTTGACCACCAGCAAGGGTTGACCCCTTACCAGCCGGACCCGAAAAATATTATAGATCTTGATCGGATGGGTAAGGTCACTGTCTATGATAACCGACCCTATTTCCTGAATGAACGAACAGGTCAGTGGGAAAACACCACTGAAGAACGATCAGACAGAATGAAGATGACTCGTCTTCGCGCCGGTCTCGATGGTCATCCGTGGATGATCAAGGATGGCACAATCAAAAAATTAAAAGTTCGGGAAAGTTCAAACAAGGTTTCGCATAACAATAACATCTTCATTCTGCCCCAAATGAAAAAGTCACTGAGTGTGGATCAGGCCATCCCTGGTATGGAAGCCGATTTTCACTTGAAAGATTTTGCCGCCATTGATCCTGAAAACGTCATCACACTTGATAATTTCTCTGAGCTAAAATTTCAGCTCAGTGACCGGGTACATCAGTTCACAAAACAACAGATAGCCGATCAGATGGGCCATTCGAATCTTCGCCTCGAAGGAATTGGATTAAATAATGATCATGATCTGTTTCTTCTCACCGCTAATGGCCAGATATTTTCCCAGCCGGAAACCAGTTGGTCGCAAGCCCATCTCTCTGACCTGAAACTGGTGTCGCCACCTAAAAGCCAAACCGGATTACCAATAAAGTTTATCGACCTGCATACTCTCGGACCTGGCATTATTGGATTTGAAGACACATTTCACCAGCTGTGGACCTTTGAGGGCGGGGCTTGGTCGGTCATACATGAGCATGAACCCCGGCGCGATCTCATGACTGACCAACTTCATATTCTGGAACAGCATGACACTACTCACCAACTCAAGGGCATCGGATTAAACGTGAAGTCGCGGGTGTTTGTAGGTGGCATGGAAAAGCAAAATAAAATAAAAACCAACATGACCGACAGAATCGACGCCTTTGTGTTTCGTAATTCCATTGAATGGCCACGTCCTCTCAAGAATGCGGCTTATTATCTTCAACATAGCATGACAGGTCGCGAAGGGCTTAGCGTCATCTATCATATGCAAACCGATTTAGCCATTCATCTTCGTTCCCTTCAGGAGGCGCTACCAAAAAAACATTCTCCACCTGCCAGAGTGACACTTCAACGGATGTCCAGCCAGACACAGTTACCATCAGAGGCCGCGCTCGTTCAGGATCTGATAGCCCTTGCGAAAATGTTGTCTGCGAGTATCGATCTGCAAAGTAAAATCATTGGCCATCATTATGGATTACTGGATAAAAATTTTCGCCCCTTATCCAGACCACGATTAAGGCGAAGAAATTCCGGGATGTTTAATCCGACCAGATCCAGAACCACTAACCTGACCGAAAATCTGTCGAACTTGATAAGCCTTTATCCGATTGAGGTCGATAATCAGGCGGCGAACCTGTTTTCTCAAATGATGGAACAGAAAATTCTGATGAACCAACAAAAGGAAAACGTCCCTATTGGCATGAATCGCGACGTTCATGATGAAATCGGGCTTATTAAATCCCGGTTAATTCACGATGCGCTGATCACGCGTCATCTTCATGAACTGATCGAGGAAATTCAGAAAGGGCTTTCCACTGAACCGGATCGACAAGGGTTCGTGAACGCGTCGATCGATAAAGTCGCCGCCCTTCGTTATAACCTGTGGCATAACAATCCGGTGAAAACCATCACCGATCAGGGTTTTCAAAATCTTTCTTCGCTCGAAGCGAATTATGACGCTATCCGCCAGATGGTCAAAGCTTTTTCAAAAGATAATCATGGAATGAATGTCACCTCACGAACTGTCCTTGATGCCAGCACGCAGGAAGAGCTTAAAAAAAATCTGGTCGATACACTTCGCTCAATGCAAACCGGTGAGAACATCGACTTTTCGCGCGCCTATGGAATGAACGCGTCGGTTTCGTCTTACTTCACCACGGGGTTCTTTGTTGCCGGGAATGTCAGTGGTCGTCTTGATCGAACCTATCACCTTCAAATCAATCGAACTGATACTGGGTACACAGTTCGGTTCGGTCGTTCTGGGACTCAGACCGGAAACCTGAATGTCGGAATGGTGAATAATATCTTCAGTGAATTCGACACCATGCATCCTTTATTTCTCGATGAAGCCCATCATCTGAACGCATCGAAAACGTTATTACTTGGTGGTGGTTTCACGCTCACAGGCCGTAATAGCAACACAAATAGGTTAAGTCTAAGCCTTCGTGAAGAGGAAATTGAACCGTTCATTAAACAGCTGATTTCCGGTGATCTTAACCCACTGGAAATGATCAAACGGGGGGGCAATCACCATGTGGAAACATCTTCATCACAGGAGCTGATGCTCACTGGTTCCGTGATGGCAAGTATCTATCTGACCCTTCCATTCACCAGTGATAATCTTGAACATGAAAACGTCATGCTTCGGGCGCGAGCAAGCTCTTCGGCGAGTATATCGATTGCCTCAATGAGACGGGAACAGAGTTCATCTATCTCCGCGAACGGCCAGAGCCATTCACGTTCAGTCAGGGGATTCAGTACCTTTGACCGGACACAGATTGCCGCACAAATTGCTTTTCCTACCGGACCGCGCGTCATGAATACCAAAAGTAAAGATAACCTGACGATGTACGCGACCCCTGGCATTGATTTTCAGCTATCGATGGATAACCGCATCAGCCATAAATTGAGGATAGATTTTGATAACGCAAATGAAATCACCATCCGAGAAATCGACACAATCACCGCTCAACTTGAAAAGCAATTCACCGATAACACCACCAGCCAACTTTTCGCCAGCCTCCAACGCAAAGGAAAAGATGTTGCAAACATCACTCCCATTGAGAAATTAAAAATCCTGTGTACCCATTTTTCTCAGTGGTTTGAACCGGAAGATAAAGATCCTTCAGCAATATTTTATCAGCTGAATAATCACGGCCAAAAATCAGTATTGCTTACCTTGCAATCACTTCTCAGACAACAGACCGCTTTCGAAAACAAAGAACAGATATTATCCAACGCAGAATATCTGACAACATATCGCAACATATGGCGAATTGATCACAATAGCTTTTGTCATTACTTCAGTCATCTTATGGGCTTCAGCCAGACGCCGACACAAGCTGACAGAATAAATGACATGATGAAAAACGATCATCATCTCGCTAGTTTTATCGAAACGCTCAAGATCAATCCTCAAGCTGTCGCCACTCTAGCACTTGAATTTAACCCTTCGACTCGTGATTACATTGAACGCGCCTGGGCCAGTAAAACGTTATGTGAGGATGACATCGCCAAATTATTGCAAGATCGCCAGAATATCCGCCTGAAAAAGGTGGTTTTCACCCAGACCGTGAAGAAATCAGATGGATTCGCCTCACCGAATTTTATTCTGGGTGGATCGAATTCTGCCACCGTTTCGATGACTGAACATTTAGGCTCCCTGCATTTCTTTTACATGGATAACAACGATACCACCCCGGCAACCTATCGACTGAAAGGACGAATTGCCATGCGGGAAAATGAAATTGGTCTTGCAATTGAACGCGCAGCGGATCAAGGGTATATATTGCGCTCAGGTTAACGTGCGAACGGGTCCGGTCGCTCCCCCGATTCTTTCGCCAGTTGCTGATAGATGCGACGGACTGAAGCGGCATAATTTGTGCGAATGCCCTTAAGCTTTGGGTTCGCTCCGGTGTTGTACATGCCCACACTGTCCCATGACCGGCCATAGTTTTCGAAGAAGCCATTCAACACCCATGCGCCGACCGCCACACAGATCATCGGGTCTTGCATCATCCGTTTTCTCGAAATGCCGAAGGATTCAAGCTGTTCAAAGTGACTCGAATTAATCCCCATCATGCACACATCTTCAGTTCTGTCGGAATTGGTATGGTTCACCGCGTGGTTATAAAGATTGGATTCTTTTCGGGCGATCGCTTTCAGCAATAGCGGCTGAATATGAAAACGTTTGCCTACTTTCTCGAAGTTTTCGGCATGAACCAGTGGTGACACGAAAACCAGAATGGATAATGTCCGACCCAAAAAATTCACTTCCCGTTTTCCTCTTGTTTATTGTGATGTTTTATAAGTAAAAAAACACCGGTTTCGGTTCCAGTATGGATTGTCGGGAACTGTAAAGGGTTTTTTATCACCTATAGATTGTCGGTCTTTATTGCTGACGCCACTCAAAAACTAAGGAAAACCCATGAACGTTTCTCAAACTTCAGGCGGCTATCAGGATCCTTCCCTGCCATCTGCTTCATCGGGCTGGATGACCTCCGGCAATCCCCCCCAAAATGATCCGCAATCCGCCCAGCAAAACGGATCGGCCCTCAGTTATGATGCGGCGATCAATCAGCGCCCCATCAATATGTTCTTTGATAATATCGGTCCTGAACAGAACAGTGCCCAGGCCCAACCGATTCAGAACCAGAACCTGTCAGGCGGT